ATTTGTCCATTCACCAAAATATGGGCTTGATGCGCCTTTGGGTTTATCTTCTAACATTCTATCCACGAATGTTTTCCCATCCAAAATATGTGAAAATTCATCAGCACCTTGCTGATGTGGTATTCCTTGCTTAACAGCGACTTGTCCCAAAGTCATTCGATTATCCGGTTCTTCGGGGTCAAACATGGTCGAATCAAAATCTGTTAATTTTGAAGGTCCGGGTGGAAGTTGTGGGGGTTGCGGCGCTTGGGGCCATTCAAATTCAGGGTCGGCTTGTTCTTGTGATTGCATTTCAGCATCGTAAAGTGATTGTTCAGGTGTTTTTTTCCATTGTGGTGTCAACCACGGCGAACCACTGAAAGCCGCTCTTTTGAGAAGGACCCAAGCATCACGTTCAGGAGAATGCTTCCGCCCCATAGGGGCGGCTAAGAACCGGCATCGTTTAGAATTACCGACGTTTGCGAGGATGCATGGGGCGCATCGCTGTTACTCAACCGACCGGCGATGACGTTGAGAAAGCACTGCCCGCTTTGGGACCAATAGTTGCCAATATAGGTAGAGCAATCGCGGGAAGTAGAATTGGTCAAATGGGTGCAAAAATTGGTAGAGGGGCTAAAACAGCCGTCAAAGAAAATCCTCTAACAACGGCGGGTTTTGTTCAGGGTAATATCTCCCAACACCAAGCAAATGCCGAAGCAAAAAAACAAGCGAGCCAACAACAAACGATGGAAGCCGCGCAACACGGAAAAGAAATTTCTACAGGCACGGCGAAAAGTGACGACCAATACTACTACGGTGATTGGGTGCTTGATGGTCCGATGCATAACGCTTGGGCTATTTTGAAAGCGGTGATGGCAGGTCCGGCGGGTTTCCCTGAAGACGACCCCACTTGTGAAATGTGTGGCGGATTGAAATGGGTTGCCGACCCCGCTGGTGGATTTCATCAATGTAGACAATGCTTCCCATCTGAATTTGAACAAAAATGGACGAGCGAACCAATGGAAGTCGCCAACAGACTTTTGAAAAACCGTATGGAAGTCGGTCCACATGATGAGCAACAGGATGAATTATTTGAGCATCTCAAAAATTTGAATCCACAACATACTATTCACACAAATGAAGATGATAACTCATTCATTCTCGATAATATCCATGACCAAGATGAAGATATAGCAAGAAGACTCATCGAAAGTTACGACCGTAGTTTTGCTGAAACCGACCCCGTTGTTCCACAACCTGAATCAGATTATTTTTGAGGGAGCCACATGAGGTGGCTTGAATATCTCAAGATTTTACCGCTTCTTGTAACTTACATTCTCGGAATTATTCTTTTTGGTGGAATAGTAATTCTTCTAACGCCTTTGGTGTTTCTATTACGGTTCCTTTTTGGAGAATAAATGCTTTCGGTTCTTCAAAGAATTTATTGATTCGGGCGGAAAAGAACCCGATAAAGAAACCAAGAATCCATAATGGGATAAAAACTACCATCCACTCAATCATTTTTCAACATCTCCCGAAGAAGTTGTGCGCCAAAACGAATTTTAGATGTAGAATCCAAATCCCAAAATGAACCACTCGCGGGTGTTTTACTTTCGATAAATATGCAAAGTTCCTTTCGGCTCATAGCCTGAAGGTCTTCATCAATAGGAACGCCAAGAATTGTATGGTCATTTGGATATTTAACAAATTTTTCAAGGAAACAATAAACGTGTCCCATTATTCTCATGAAAAATTTGAGCATCAGTCATCCCGCCCAAAGCGGTGACCTTCATACATTTCATTTACGAAGTCTTCAACCGAAAAATCCAACACAATTTCCATTTTGTTGATACTTCGGACAGCAATCCAAGTATTCAAGCAAAAAATTCCTAACAAGCCCATTATCGCAGTAATTACAATCATCATAGTATCACTTTCTGTTTCCGTTTACTTATCCACTCAAGCGAGGGAAGTAAGGAATCAGAATCAATACCACAGTCATAACCGGGCAAATTCACCAATTGTTCGGTAGCGACATTACCACTTGAGCCGGGGATGAATGGACAACCACCCATACCACCAATGCTGGCATCAATTTCTGTAATACCACCGGCTATCGCTTCTTCTACAAGAGCCAATGCTCTTTCATTTTCATTTGGTTTATGATGAAGATGCAAAGCGAAATCTGCTTTGAAATCTTCAGCATAGTCACATATTTTTTGTATGTCATTTTTTGTTGCTTGTCCTATCGTATCGCAAAGGACAACCGTATCTCCAAGAAGCGAGGCTTCAAGGATAGACTCGTAAATTTTTTCGTCAGGTATTTTCCCTTCAAAGGGACAACCGAAAATTACGGAAAGATAGACTCTAATTTTACTGTCAGGAATTTTGTCAAGCATTCGTAGATATTCTGTCATCGCTTGTGTTTTTGTTCGACCGAGATTTCTCAAATTAAATTCATCTGATGGAGAAAAAAATATGTTGAAATTTTCCACACCGACAGACAAAGCACGGTCCAATCCCTTCTCATTTGGAATCAAAACTGAAAAGTCGCCGTAGTCCGCCACCTCTTCGTAAACTTCCGCAGAATCGGCCATTGAAGGGACTAAATTTGGGTGGACAAAAGACCCAACTTCCATATCCGTTAAACCGGCATTCGCTAAACTGCGAATCAGTTCAATTTTTTCTTCTGTGCTTGCGCTGAACGAAGCGTTCTGTAGACCGTCGCGGGGTCCAACTTCGTATACAGTGAAATCACGCACACCCCGCGAAAGGCGGTGTGGAATTTAAAGTGGTAGGTTACTACAAGTAAACCGAGGTAAGATTTTGTTTCAATAATCTCCAAGCCAAATCCATCGGTGTTCCTTTTCCAACTTGGGTAATTTCATCACCCGGTTGATTTGGGTTTCTTCCCATCAACATACGTTGTTGTTCATCATAAGCGATTTTATCCCATCCTTGAAGAGATTCTGCTTGTTGTCTTTCTTCTGCCCGGCGCTGTTCATTTTTTTCACTTTCTTCAAATGAAATATCCATCGGTGGGTCAAAATTATAGTGTTCATCTTGTCGCCGGTCAGCGAAAAATTTTGATGGGTCGTCTTGTATTAATTGACTAAGTAAATTTTGACTTTTCTCTTGAGCGCGTGAATGAACACCACGCCCTCGTTCCATATCAGAAAACATTTGAAGTAATTTTGCTCGCTGTGCAGCATCATAGTAATTTTCAGGATTTTGCTTAATTTCACTAAAATCAACATTTCTGCGTCCTTCATCCCACAGTTCTTCTGCTTCCGCATCAGGGCCTTCTATTGGCTCACCAAGAATTTCACTTAGAAGTGGATTAGCGTGTGATTCAATATATTGTTGTCGAAGTTTTTCAGGTCTACCCATCGCGTTTGCCACAGCAATAAATCGTTTGGCTGTTGCAGGGTCACCGCCCATTTGCAACGCACGTGCCTCATTACGTAACTCACGTTCATTCGGTTCCAACGCCGACTTACGCATAAATCTCGGAAAGAGTATTGACATTTAAATTCCTTACCAATCTACTTGTTTTTCTTTAATTTTTTCTGGTGACCATGCGGGTTTCATCCCTATTTGTTGTGCTGGATAGAAACTTTCAGGCCCTCTTTCTGATTGACCTGCTTGTTGCATAAAATCAACATATTGTTTGTATTTTGGGTTTTCTTCAAAATCATACAAACGAGTTTGTTCGGGGTCATTGATTGTATTTTGTAACCAAGCCAACGCATCACCGAAATTTTTGTATTGATTGAATCTTTCTAACATCTGTTGTCTATGTCGCGGGTCTATATTTTCTGATTCATCATCTAACCACGGTCTAAACATTTCTCGATTTTTGTAACGTTGAATAAATTCCGGTAGTTCATCACTTGCTTCACGAACTTGACGAAGCCGCTCTTTCCACGCCTCTATCATATTAGGGTCTAAAGCAGTATTTTGACCTGCATCGAAATCAGAATGCATTGTGTTATACATATCTCGGATAGCGTGGTTGAATGCATTTTCTTTTATTTCTCCGGGTCTTTCTTTTCTTTCCGGCCCATACATCGGGTCAAAAGTTTTCAATTCATTTCCAAAATAACCAAGATTCCCCGGATGAATATCCAAATCCCCACGGTCACTTGTAAGTAAGTTAATCAACGGGGATTCCTGAAAAGCCAATTCTAAGTCAGTCGCATCTATTCCATATTGTGTTGGATTATCAATATCAAAGGGAAACAATTTATGCGCTTTTGGTTGGGAAACTGTGTAACCAACTTTATCTCGATAACCAAACGGCTTTTCGCCTTCGATTGGATAATTCATTCCTTGTAATGCTTGGCTGATACCCATGTTTATTGGAAGTTGACCCAATTTTGTGGCTCGGTGCGGTAGTGCATATTTGATTGCGTCGCCCTCTTCGGGTAATTCAACACGACGCATTGTTCCCGCATCGTCTTTCAAAAGCGCCCACGCTTTTGCAAAAGCGTTCATGTCGAACACCTATGCAAACGGGTTTGTTTCATTTATTCTTGGTTTTACACCGACGAATGGATAATCCGGCATTCCTTGTTGCGGGATAGAGCCGGTTGCCAATCGCAATCTACCGGAGGATTGCGGTGGGTTGTTCGGCCAAACTATGGGCGATAGGTTGGTTGCTTTTGGAACCAACCTATCTTGTGCTTGTGCTTGTAGCGCCATTTGCCGATTAAACTCATCTGCCTCTTCTTGCGTCATACCTTGATAGGGAAGGTCTTCAGGTTCTGAATTATCTGATGTGAGAGGGGGCACACCACCGGCAATTGTAGCCAAACCCGGTCTTTGCCTTCCGCTTTCTTTCCATCCTTCGTCTGTATGTTGTTCTCTCGATGCATCCAACAATGCTTGTTCGCGCACATCTTTCCACGGTTCTGAACCGAGCATAGATACGTCCTTCAAAAGCGACCATGCTAATTCAAAAGGACTCATCTTTCCCACGGGTGACCACCTCCACCTGCACCTGCTTGCATTTGAAGTAAACGTTGTAGTTCTGCTTCCAACCGTTGAATTTGTGTCTGAATTTCGGCTATTCGACTACTTGGGTCAAATGGATTTGGCTGCGTATGGGGGCGGCGATGAGGGTCGTAGGGTTCTATATCCGGTCTTGGAGGCCAATCTGATGGGTCGTCCGGGTGTGGTTCATACGGTCGCGGGTCATAGGGAGGCCAATCTGTTGGTATCTGCTCACTGTAAGGAGGGTATAATCCGCGTGGTCGCTCATCCGGGTTTTGGTGGTCGTAAGGACCCTGCTTGAGTATAACCCAAGCCCGACGGAACGGTTGCGCCATGACGCGAGGAAGAAGCCTTATCAAATATATGTGCCGGTTTCTTTCAATAGTCGCCAAGCCAAATCCATTGGTTTACCTTTTTTACTACTTGACCAACCCCAACTTTGCTCTTCTTGTTCCGGTGTGAACATTCTTGAAACGGGGTTGAGTTTGGGAACTATACTACTTTCGCCACCGGTAAGTTCACCAACTGCTCTTGAAACATCACCGGGATTTTGTGGCATGAATGTTTCTGCCCAATCAGGTTGCAAAGTTCGTAGAGGTTGTAGAACAGGAAGTTTTTCTTTAATTTCATCAGGTAAATCGCCCGGCCCCATGCCCAAATGCTCAAGTTCAGGATGTTCTTGTAAATATCCCCACCATTTGTTTGATAATCTACCTGTTTCTAATAGTTGATTTCGTAATTTCTGTTGTCCTTCTTCTGATGCAAAAAACTTCTTATTATTTTCTTCATAAAATGTTTCTGCTACGTGTGGTTGTATCGGTCTAACCCACGGATGAGGTATATTGGCATCGTCCATTCTTCTTCTGAAATGTTTTTCCGCTTTCCCCATTTTGTGTGGGTCATGTCCCATTTCTTCTCTAACACGCCTATTCATTTCCGCGTTCGGGTGCGGGTGTCCAACATCACTCCGTGGTGGTAGGAAACCATGTTCATGAATCAATTCATTCCAATCCGGTGACAATTTATTTTCTTGTTCAATGATTGCTCTTATGCTTGGCTTTGCTGGCATATAGCCGTTGTCTGCTATCCAATCTTCTTTCAATTTCACGGCTGCGGCGTAGTATGCTTGAATTTCTTCTTCCGATGCATCAGGATGCAGGTCGGGCGGTCGCCCCCATTTTGGATTCCAATGATGGATAACATCGAAAATGTTCTTTGCATAATCAATCTCACCCGCAACTCTCATTTTATTCCATATCGGATAACGACCACGTGAAATTCCACCACTCTCTAAACTTGTATCAAACAAATCCATCGCCCGCTCTTCCTCCGGGGTTTGAGGGGTGTTCAACATTCTTTCACGATGTTCAGGTGTGATTTGTGTTCGTTCAGGAACAGTATGTGATGTTCCTTTTCCGTGCCAAGAACTTTCAGGTCTTTCAAATTGGTCAAGCGGTGAACCTGATTCTCCTTCACCACCTCTTCTCTTTGGTGCTATTGAATACATCATGGCTCCATATGTAGGAGAATTTTTGTCGGTATCAATTTTGTATGCATCTGCTGTTCCATACAATGCTCTTAACCTCTTCAATGTTTCAGGCAATAAAGGACGGTCTACAATAAGATTTGACAAGACTCTTCCTACATCATATTCGCCTTTTCTATGACCAACTCTTTCTAAACCAATATGGTCGCGTGGCCTCATATTGATAGCAGGGTCATCTCTAAGAATGTCAGCGAGTTGATGTAATCTTTCTCTCTCACCGTGGACATTGAACGCCTCTTCCGTAGGACGGAAAGCGGTCATTTTCGTAAACGACCACGCTTTATCGAACGCTGTCGCCATAGGCGGCGCTAAAATGTCAAAACAAATATACATACCGGAATTTAGCGGCGCTAAATTTTTTGCTTTTCAAAATTTTTTTGTTGGAGCGCTGCGCGTGGCTAAGAAGCGCTAAATTCGACGTTAAATTCCCATTCCTCCGGCTAAGGGGTCGCGCTAAATTAGCAGTGGCCCGGTCTATAGGGGGTCTATAGAACGCTGCACTGCGGCCCTGTCGGGGTCGGGCTTGCGTGGGTCGGTCTATAGCAATCCCCTCTCGCGCATGGGTCATCGTCGGGTTCTATAGAACGCTCGGATTAGCGCTGACGCGCTAATGCTCGCTGATTCAGGAATCTATAGACCGCTTCTATAGCGCAAGCGGTCGCAAGCGACTGTCAAGCGGGCGGTCGGGCGGGCGTCTATAGATGACCGACTGATGACTACAACCCCCTGTTCCGCACGAACCCGGTTGCATCCCCACCCATATGGGTGGCCTGTGCCGCCCTCCCTTTACACACGCTAATTGACCCCGCTAAATTGGCTCGCGCATCACGATGGCAATCGAGTCACTGAACCCTTTTCTATTTAAACCAACAGTAGAACTCCTATTGAGGGAACTCAAATGGCAGACAACAGCAGCAACAGCAACGAAGTAGACATGACAGCACCATACGCCGACCAGATGGCGGACGTCTTCAGTGACGTCAGCACGTTTGTGCAGGGGAGCGCAAAGACGCTCACTGTGCGAGCAGACCTGAACGGCGCGTGGCCTGAACACAGCGACGAGCAGACATACACACGTGGGCAAGTGAACGCCTTCGTGAAGCGGTGCATAACCGCTTGCTTGGACACCGGCAAGGAGATGTTCGACGGCCTACCAACGGCCAAGAACGTGCCCAAAGCGGGCCTCGTCCATAGCCTACGGTCCACTTGGACCGTCAAGGGCGGCGCACACAAAGGCACTGTGCGCTACTTGCTCGCTCACGGAGCGGGCATGGCACGGAAGGCAGCCAAGAACGAGGCGAAGGCAGCAGCCCGCAGCCTTGCGCTTGAGTTGGCGGAGGCAGCCGGTGGCCTGTTCTACGCTCGCGGCGTGACCGTGAGCAAGGACGACGACACCCTGCGCCCATACCCGGACGCCATGAGTGCTATGAAGGCGTGGGCGCGTCACCCGGACAACTACGGTGCCGAGTGGTGGCAGGGTGACAAAGCGGCGGTGCTACGGGAGGCGGCCACACACGTGGGCCAAGACCCGGAAGACCTCGCTTGAGGCACACACACGAACACACACTCCCCTGCGTGGGGGCGCTTCGGCGCCCCTGCGTGGGGGCTTTTTTTTTGGCAAATCCAATTTAGCGCGACCCGCGCGGCGCGGCTTGCGCCCCGGCGGTGTGCTACTCGCACACCTTGTGGCTAATGGCAAGCCACCCATATGGGTGGGTGACACGCCCACAATATCTTGATTCTTTGCGAGCGGGCTACGCATCCTGATGCTCCCCTCTTAACCTCGCGCATCGTGATGGTGACCTCGACTCTATAGACCGACGACTCACGCGTGGCGATTGCTGATTCTCTTACGCGTAAGGTGTTACAACTACTACAAGTCAGGACTTACTGACTTCCAAATCCTATCACGTGGGTGTTGATGATGACCTCATAACTCATGACGACTCACTACCTCACTCACTATTTTGAGTCAAGCCGTCGGCGCAACTCAACTCACTACTCTCTATACTACATACTTGTATTATCAGATAGACATAGTGAGTAATGATGAGTCAAGCACCTCGCCTCAAAATCATGAGGCAACCATTGATTCATCATGAGGCATGAGTCTGATTCCATCCAAACAAAACCAATGGACTGAATGGCTTTTCTATTTAAACCAACAGTAGAACTGTGATTGAGGGAAACCGATGAGAACAAGACAAGCAGCAGCCTTTGAGAATGAATACTTCTACAGAAAAGTAAGGAACAACAAAGGGAACTTAGTGGACAGGCTATGTGTGCGGCGTGTGCTGAAAGGCACAAGCCTCGCACCACACGCACACCAAGCCTTGCCAAGTAGTGGGGTGAATGAATGAACGTCAGACTACGAGGCGGGCCGAACTACCCTGCACTATACGCACGGTGCAAAGAGTGTGACCGAATACACATGGTGAAAGACCCATGCCCCGCACGGAGGAATGCTTGAATGTGTGTCACTTGTGACCTCAAAGGCAAGTCATGCCCTGACTGTGTTTCAAAGTGGGGTGTCTACTGTGACGCCTGTATCATAATGGAAGTGAACGCATGATTCAAGATAAGAAATACACGATAACGGATGATGATGGAGCGGAGTTTGAACTCACACCGAGAGACATGGCCGATTTCCATAGACAACGAAGGGGCTTCCCCTCTATACTTTTCTTGGGAGAGATAGCAGGTGAAGGTCAAGCAGGTGGCAGGTATGTTTCCGAGATGGCTAAACAATTAGAGCGAGTCATCATTGATGACATAGGGGAAGAACCATACTTCCGCCTCATGGATGTTCTCTTAGGGGTGAACGAATGATGACTACTATTCACACTCACCGGTTTTACACAAGTCGGTGCAGGGGGGCCGGTGAGAGGGTTTGGCATGGCCCTTTGCATACCCCCCTGTGCCGCAACCATACAAGGAGATGAATGAATGAGGTTAGCGAGCAACGGTCGTGATTGGGTATGGATAGTCAACTGTCCTGAATGTGGTCACGAAGTAAAAGAGGACAGCGATTGGTGGTGTAAGACACACAAGGTGTGTATGCCATGTGGTGATGGTGTGCGGGGAACTTGCTCACCTGAATGTTTGAGGTGATAGAATGAGAACGATAAGACTGTGCTTGTGGTGCGAAGTGGGTGAGTTCACCCTCGGTGACGCATACAGAAATGATGATGGCAAGGCGACCGACTACTGCTGCGAGCAGTGCTACGAATGGGGGAATGGAATATGAGAACGGAAGACTTCAGCGATGGTTTGGATGGCTACTGCTGCACAAGCACACTCGATGGTGAAGAGTTCATTCTCTCACAACAGTTCACAGGTGGAACCGAAGTCGTTGGCATGAGCGTGAGGAAAATTGCACATGAACTACGTGAGATACCCACCATTAGTATGCGCTACGGTATGCTTCAAATGGGAATTGAAACGGAGATGAAAGGCATGAGATTGACAGGCAAAGGTCGTTCGTGTTCAGCGATAGTCAAGCATGAGTATGGCGTGAGCAAGAACTTGTCGAAGAAGAAGACGCTCTTGGCATTCCAACTGTTACTACAGTTAGGGCAGATGCTTTACAAAGAACAGAAGGAGAGTGAGGAAGAATGATTCTTTGGTATGCCATGACCCAACCTATCCCACACGAATGGGATGCCAATGGTAAATGCTTAGACTCATGTTGGTGTAAGGTTGATTGAATTATATTTAAACCAAGAGTAGAATGTTAAGTGAGGAATGATGATGACAACAACACCAATTGACCCGGCAGTAGTGCATCGCATCATTGGGAAACTTGTTTCCTATGGTGCGCCTAACTGTGACGATGGGCAAGGACCGAACAAACCTGATTGGCCCTTCTTCTCACAGATAGCACAGCAAGAAACCATTGAGGAACATGAGTTCCTTGAAGCAGCAACTCGCTTTCACAAGTATCGCAACACGCAGTTGCCTCGCATCCTACGAGAGTTAGGACTTACTGACTTAGCCAAAGATGTAGGTAAGTCACTTGAACAGATGAAGATACAAGGCGAGCGAGCGAAGGAAGTTCAACGCAAGCAAGCCAAGCACAAGGCAGCAGTATCATCAGCCGAACACTCATTGGCTCAAGCATACAAGAAGGGCGACCACACCATCGAAGAGAATGCTCTTGCGAAGTTGATTGAACTTGGTTGCACTGAAGCGCAAGTTGAAGAGTTGAAGAAGTCAGCAGCACAGAAGGCAGCCGATTGGGTGGCAGCCGAGATAAGACTCAAGACAGTCAAGAGTAAGATAGTTCAGGATGTGTGGACAAACAAGTGGGGCAAGACAACCAAGACAGAACGCATTGGTCTTGTCTTCACATACAACCCTGACCTCAATAATGTCATCAAGGGTGCAGCACCCTTCCCCGGTTCCAAGTTCGATGGCTCACTCAAGTTGTGGACTATCAAGAATGACAAGGCTACCATCGTGGCTGTCATCAATGCCATAGAGAAGTTCGGTTGGTATGTGGATGACCACCTGAAGGAGTTGGCCGAGGTTGCTATAGAACAGACAACTGCGCCCGCAAGTAAGGATGATACTTCTGTCACACTTGAGAAGGGAACCATGCTTGTAGTCAAGACACCATACCTTGCGAACCCAAGTGACCGAGGACAAATCATGGGACTCATCAAAGGAACTGATGGGCGCAAGTGGAATGCCGACCGCAAGGTGTGGACGTTTAGCATCGCCCAAGCCGGTGACTTCATGACACGCTTGGAACGTTTCCTCGACGGGCAACCGTCGAAAGAAGTTCTCGCTGTCCTCAACAAACTCAAGTCAAGTCTTCAGTCCATCGAACAAGTGGACACTTACTTACAAGAGCGAGCCGAAAGGATTGCCATCAGTGGTGCTGCTTCTCTCAACAATGAGGAACAGATAGAGAACATGAAGAAGACATTCGATGAGTCCTTCCCTGAAGGCTTTGAACTATACCCATTCCAATACGTTGGTGTTCAGTTCGCTGAACTATCAGGTGGTCGTTGTCTTATCGGTGATGACATGGGTGTGGGTAAGACCATCCAAGCCATTGGTTACTGTGCATTGAACACAGACAAGTGGCCCGCTCTCATTGTATGCCCTGCTTCAGTCAAATACAATTGGGTTAAGGAACTACGAACGTGGTTACCACAAGCCTCGACCTTCGCTGTGAAGAATGGCAAGACCGACATACCTGCGGGGCAAGACTTCGTAGTTATCAACTACGACTTGATGAAGAAGCAACTACCCAACCTACTCAAGTATGGTTTTAACATCAGTGTCTTTGATGAGTCACACTACTTGAAGAACAAGAAGGCGCAGCGCACACAAGCATCACTGACTATTGCTGAAGCAACTGATTCAGTCATCTGTTTGACAGGCACTGCGATTACCAACCGACCTTCCGAGTTCTTCACTACGCTCAACCTACTACGCCCTGCTGAATACCCATCCTTCCATACCTATGGTGTGCGATACTGTGGTGGACAACAAGTTCACATTGGGCGAGGTCGGTATGCTTGGCAATACGATAAAGCAACCAACACTGATGAACTACATGAGAGAACACGCGACTTCTGTATACGCCGACTCAAGAAGGAAGTGATGGATGAACTACCTGACAAGATTCGTAGCATACACACAGTGGACCCAACAGCAGCGGACCTTCGTGCCTACAAGGAATGCCATGACGCATGGATGACCGAGTATCAACAGCATCAGTCAAGAGGTTCCATGCCCGCAGGGTTCGTCCTCAATATGCTGACCGACCTTCGACACCAATGTGGTTTACTCAAGGTGAACTCAACAGTAGCATGGGTCAAGGAATACAAAGAACAGAACCCTGACACACCATTGGTTGTGTTCTTCCACCACAAGGATGTTGGCACTGCTCTCATGAACGCACTCAAGAAAGACTACAGCATCGCAGGTATTGTGGGTGGGACTGATGCCCAAGTCAGACAACAAAGAGTTGAGCAGTTCCAATCAGGTGCGCTCGACATACTATGTTGTTCAACCCTCGCTGCCAAAGAAGGCATCACTCTCACAGCAGCCGACACTGTTCTCTTCGTAGAACGTGAGTGGGTTCCCGGTTGGGAAGAGCAAGCCGAGGACCGCATTAACCGCATTGGTCAAGATGCTGAAACAGTTTGGGCCACATACATATCAGTCAAGGGAACCATTGATGAGAAGTTCGACCGAGTGATTGAAGAGAAGCGCAAGGTAGTGAAGGCTGTCCTTGATGGTGGTGACTTGGATGAGCGAGCAGGTATTGTGGCTGCTCTCATTGAGAGTATGATAGAGAGCGGCGACCTACCTTCTGACTTCGGTAAGAAGGTAAGCAAGAAGAAACCAAAGGAAGTGATTGAATGAACATAGCATTGTTCGGGCGACACCCATCACCTGCTGAACACATCGTGTTCCCTGAAGGTATACCTGAAGACAAGATGGATGACTACAGTTGGATGAAAGCAGTATGCTCTCAATGGCTCTATGATAACGACCCCGATTGGGTCACGTTGTATGTCGAAGGATTCACACCTGCCCTTATCGCATTCCTCCAAGCATGGGATGATGATGCCATGTTGAAGTTGAAGCACTACCAACCTGATGGGACATACCTCATACAGATGTGGCCCTGATACACGTAAGCGTGATAGTCCCTATTCGTGGGATTTAAAAAGGACATACACCTGTCCTCATCCATGTGGCGCACTTGCACAAAGGACGGTTGTAACAAACGGTTCAAACGAGGCGGCACAAAGGCGACCACATGGTGTCCTGAATGTAAGGCCACAAGGAAGAAGCAACAACACGCCCATTGGGATGAGAAGAGAGTTGAGCAAGGTCAACACGTTACCGAGCGTCGCGTGTGGGACAGGATGGGAAACTTAGTTGATTCCAATCTTCGTCTTACACCAAAGGTATGTGAATTCTGTGAAGAAGAATTCCTTCCACGCGCAATTAACAAAAGATATTGCCCGCCTTGTCAATCGGCAGGTGAAGCCATAGTTGCTCATCGAAACGATAGGGATGTTGGCATTGGTCTTGTCAAGCATGAATCTTGTCACGCTTGTGGCGAGAAGTTTTGGAAGTTGAAAGAAAACAAAGGAACTGTTTGGTGTGACGATGCGTGTAAAGAAATGCTAAGAGAACACCAAGATTGTTTGTTCTGTGGTGAAACAATCACACCCGACAGAAGAATAACTGCAAGATTTTGTCCGAATAGAAGGTGTAGTTCCGCATACGAAACGATAGAGAATCTTAGAGATGACAGGGATGGGAAGATTCCCGGTCGTATACACACACCACAATCACGATTCAACGTAGTGAAAAAGATGAATCCACGACAGGAACTTCTCGATGAGTTCGACCCATCGAAGGGGGGGAGTTCATGAAGTGTCCGAAGTGCAAGGCCGAGGGATTCTCTCTTGTTCACTTTGAGAAGGGCGCGGGTAACTACAGAAAAGAGAAAGCGATTCTTCAATGTAAGAAGTGTGGACACAAGGAGGTGTTCGGAAGATGAAAGGAATAGAAGATTGGAATGAAGCAATAGATACATACAAGCGCGGACAGATGGTGAGATTGATGCTTGGTAACGCCAAGTGGTTGGAAGGATTGTGGTCAGGTGACTCAATCATGGTGGCCGAATCCTCACCCAATCTAAGACACGAAGTAAAGAAGAACGATTTGATTACATACAACGGGAAGCATGGCTTTACTCGCTTCCGTTTACACTATCGAAACGTGACAATATCTTCACGCTCTTGGTTCATCCTTGCTTTGGATAGCACGGTAATCAATGATGAAGAAGAGTAGGTCACGCGTGACCTTCTTGTTGAAGACATTTGTTTTCAGCCCCCAAAATCTGTTTTATATTTAAACCAACAGTGGAATTAAGATTGATGGCAATCGAAATGGAGAATGAGATAACAGTAGCATGGGATAGCAACGGGTTCATCCACCCTAACTTCGTGGCTACGCAAATGGAATCACGGGCAAGTGATTGGAATAAAGAGTTCAAGAACAAAGCAGTTCGTGTTAAGATATTGGCGTCGTGCTTCCCGCACTTTACGGGTCGACAGTTGCTCGACATTAGTGAAGGACACTATGAGTTCTCATGGGAAGAAGTAGATGGTCAATACAACATGGCCTTCACCTTGAAGGATGGTGAGGAAGAATGAGTAAGTGGGCGGGTTATTGTCCTACTTGTGAGAAGTGGCGCACACATAGCATGGCAAGAAAGCCAAGCCGCTTTCACCACAGACCACAGGACAAGTATGAGGATGTTAAGGACAACATCGTATGCAAACGCTTACTCAAGCAAGGGCGACAGGGTTACTACCATGACCCACAACAAGATGTGTTCTGTAACACACCACTACTGAAGAGTAAGGACAGCACCGAGGAAGTGAAAGGATGAGTAAGGAAGACGACATTATGGTGGCTGAAGGCAGGGCCTTCGATAGCAAGATGGAGTATCTCATGTATATCAATGGGACACTCATGGATGAGTTAGAGAAGTTGACTCTTGAACTCATTGAACTACAGAAGATGCTCGATGAGCAGGTAGTATTCAATGAGAAAGCAACGCAAGAGTTGAACGATTTGTTGGCAAGTATCAGGGTGATTGTAAATGAATAGAACAAGATTACCATGCGGCTGCGTTGTAGCAGTAAGAGGTGGAACCATTAAACCGGATGAAGTATGCGAACACGGTGCTTCATTACAAAATAGATGGCCGGAACATTGGGGTGTAAATCATGGGTAGAACATACGAAGACATGAGCAAGCAAGAACTAATCACTTTAGTGAAGCGCCTTTCCATGCAGCACGAAGAGTGGAGAGGTAAAGCATTGGAATACGCTGAACAACCGAGAGTAACAATTGACGATTGGGATAAGGTGGTTGGTAGCGAACACACAGGGCCGTATGTCACAGTGTATTTTGCAGATGGTAGTCAATACATTGGTGCGCTTAGGCTATACAAAGGTGAGTGCAACACGGAATTTTGTGATTGTTATGATGAATGTGATGATTGTGATGGCGAGTGTCAATGTTTGGGTGAAGACGAATGAACCTACTCTCTTCAACAACACAGTGGGTTGTAGTCGTGGGAACAATCATAGAAATCTGTGCGTGGTGTGCGATGGCTTGGGCCATGAGATACTACGCACCATACAGGAGGAATGAAGAATGAAAACATATAGAGTGAGAGTGTTGGTAGAATACTACGCAGAAGTTGAGGCTGAATCACAAGAAGAAGCAGACGCTATGGGTTATGAAATCGTTAATGACTCAAATTACGTGGAAGTAGTTGATATTGTGGTGAGCGAAAAATGAGTCAAGACACAATAGACATACTACCTGTCGTGTTAGTCATGGGCATCTTTGTATTATCATTCGGCTACCTCGTAGTCGAATCAGTATTAGCGAGGCGATTGAATTGAGTTATATGCGTTGTAGAATATGCGGTAAGGAATACCACAGATATGTGCGTTGTTGCCCCGACGAGAAAAAAACTTCTGTAAAGAAGAGTCGGGCCGAGTATTACCGTATTCTATACAACCGCAAGAAAAAGTTTGAACAAATCATACAGCCACACATACAGACTATCAATGATGTTTACTTCACGCGACGTATACCACCATCGGAGGATGAGGAAGAATGAAAGTAAGAACAGAAAAGGTTTGGAGAAACTACCTCGATAGAATACACAGTGTTGGCTTGAACCACATGGCCCGTGATTTGGGCATGGGTAGTCTTGGTTCTTACACAAAGAGTAAGAAGATAGACCTATTGTTAATTCACTTGGATGTTATGGGGAAGGTGAAAAAATGAACAGCATGGAAAAGCGATTGGTCAGCCACATCCTTTCTCTCATGAATCTCATGAATTATTCGTATGAGGATAGGAGTTGTGATGTAATTGAATTGTTAGAAATACTATTGGAGGATGACGGAGATGAATGACCATCAAGACAGTGAGAACTTTGCATACGACAAGGATTGGGAAGACATACTCGCCATGCTCGACAAGGCTGAACTTGAACAGAACAAACACTTCATGTTCATGCAACGCGCAAAGAGTAAGAAGAAACGCATTGAACACATGAGAAACTACAAGGCATTGGAAGGTGTAATCATGGCACTACGATGGGTGCTTGGTGACCTACACGTATCTGAAAACAAGGTGCTTGGAAGACAATGAAAATCAAAGCACTGAACCATTTTATATTTAAACCAACAGTAGAATTTGGAATGAAGGAGTTTGAGAAATATGACAGACAAGATTGCAAGTCAGAAAGCAGGTGACTACAACAAATACAAGGAAGTTTACGATGCGTATGCCATCGAACGGTATTGGTCACCACTCAAAACCTTCCGCATAGATATGCCCAAGTTCAATAGTCAGGCTCATGCGTTGGCTATGGTCAAGGAGGGACTCATCAAGAACCTCGCTAAAACGGAGGCTTCTCATGTATGGGAACACTTCGGTGGCGACGACGACCAAGAACTATTCATTCGTGTCTGTCCACTCAATGCACGACCCGGTGTGCTTGAGTCACTGCCTGTCTTCGACAAGGTTCAGTTACAGAACAACCTTATTCGTATCATGGAAACCATGTTCAGTGAAGACACTGCTGAACCTGCGCTCTACAAGCATGGTCTTTGTGAGCCTGAAGGATGTATCATCATCCAACCTTTCATCAATGCTCATGCCTCGGCGGTCATGGCTCCCGGTGTGTGGGACAAAGATACAGGCACCCACACGCAGGGTTACATTGTGATGGGTCGTGACAATGATGGCATCACAGCAGCATTGGATGGCTTGAAAATTACCTTGCCTGTTACGGGCAAGTCAGCATGGCTCCGACAGATGTGGAGGACACTTGAGATGGACCCTGCCAACTACGAGGTTGAGTTCGTGTCCTTGTTGCGTGACAACACACACAACAAACCCATTCCGAAGAATGATGATGATGCCTTGTTCAACACCATGCACACAGGTATGATGTTGAACACCGCCAATTCCATTACTCAACTACGTGGATGCGCGGGCCACCAACCAATCAACCCACCACCAAAGGGTGTGACTGTGCAGGGCTTCGTTCCACAAGGCAAGGTCAAGGTTACAGAAGTATTCGTTTGCGAGGGTGAGATGGAGGATTACAGCGCAGCCCTTGAAGAACGTCTTCGACAAGAGTTGCCAAAGGGATTCGTCATCAGTCACCCTGATGGTAACATGGCTTCACACGCTGCTGCTCAAGCACGTTCATACTCAACACCCTACATCATTGACAGGGTGAACGTAGGTAGCACATGGGTTGAACCTGCTACGGGTTGGGTTGTTGACGACCCAAAATACAAGGCAAGTCCATACGACCCGGTGGACTACATCAACGACTTCAAGGAAGGACTCACTGTTGGGTTGCACCATTGGACTCGTATGTATGTTCACTTGGGACACCACTTCCATCAGTTCGCTGCTGCTCCTATGAGCGACCCGAAGACCACTGCCTTCTTGGGTGGTGTGTATACAGGTTGGCTCGTCAATGCAACGTTGGCTGTGGGTCTTGGTGAGATGAGGAATGCAAAGGGACAGCGACGTTCCAACACGCCCGATGTGTTCAGCACACTCAATGCTATCTTCAAGGGTAAGTGGGTGGAGTGTGACGGTTACAACATTACAGCACCACCCAATGTTCGACAACACTACTACTACACAATGGAGAAGACACCACTGACTATGCTCTCGATGCACGGCGTCTTTGAATGGCTTGTCCGTATGTTCCGAAGCAATTGGTCATCCTCATACGGTGGCACAAAATACATGGAGAGCATACAGAAGGGACAAGCCCTGCTTCTCAAGGCAGGTGAGTTCGTAGCCAACCCATGCAAGGACACACTACTCTCACTCATTGAAACAACAAACATCTGTAAGAATGCAGTTCACAACAATGGTATGTTCTTCAACAAGTTCGTCAAGCAATCCACAATGGATATGTCCACGGCAGCCGATGGCTGCGAGCCTGAACTTAGCCAAATGTTCAACGTCTACTATGCAGCGCGAGCCGCTGTCACCAAGCGCGGTGTTCGACCTGAACTACACGACGTTGCTGACACAATGCAGTATGTGTTGAGTCGTGGTAACAGTAAGTGGAAGAAGAACCCCATTATGCTCGATGAGGCTGCACCACAACTACTCAAGGACAGCATCAATGAGATGGTTTCACGTGGTGACGCCTACCTCCTACACAGTGGTGGCGGGGAAGCAACACAAGCGGGAGCCGACAAGTTCGTTCCATGTGGTCATGAGGACTGTGAAGTTTGCAGCGCACACATGGAAACACTGAAGGAGGTAGCAGCACAGAAATATGAACAGGCTTTGAATGAAGCAACCGCAGAACTCGGCTTGTCCTTTGTGGACATGGGCTTGCACTTTGATATGTGGCCCGTGCAAGAGAATGAAGGCTCTTCTCTAAGTCAGGCGGAGCAGTGGGTCGTCGAAACAATGGAAGAGATGAAGGCGAGCAATAGTGCGCCTGAACCTGATACACTTTTGAAATGCTTCAACATCGCCAATGCGCTTACTACAAGTAACGATGTTCAAGTATATGTGATGAAGATGATTTCAAAGGTGGTGTCAAGACTACCCACAGATGAAAGACTTGTTCTGTTGGGCGAGGTCACGGACACGCCTGTGATTATACCCGACGAGGTTACAGCGATTGACACACTCAAGGGTAAGTCAACAAGCAACGGCAAGGGTGTGAAGAAGAACATTGTTGAGTTCTTCACAGAACTACAAGAACAATTGACGGAGGAATAGATATGGGGAAAGGAAAGAAAAACAAAGGAAAGAAATGTGTAAGGCACGGATGCAAGAACAACGCACCGAAAGGAAAGAGTTACTGTAAGACACACAACTACAGTAGCACAAGCACAGGCTTTGGTAGTGGTTACAAAATTACACCCAAGCCACCCTGCCACACAGGGCAGAACAGTGTGTTCACTGTGGGCGACATTGAAGTGTTCGCAGGTGGGCGTAACCGCAACGGCGGTTGGCAGAAGATGAACCCTCCCGCTGACCTTGCGATGGGACCGAGCGAAACACTTGGGTCATGGGGTGCGAGTAAGACAGAAGTTCCTGAAGGTTGGACTTGCGGTGACACGCTTACAGAAGTAGAGCCACTCATGATTTCCTTTGATTGGCCTGACTTCTCCATCCCAAAGGTTGGCAAGGAGTTTTGGTATGCGCTTGTCAATGACATTCATGAGCATGGTATCAAGCGTATCTCCTGTCAGTGTGCAGGTGGTCACGGACGCACAGGTGTGCAGTTGGCTATCCTCGCTTACCTATTGGGTGATGACAAGGACCGAGAATTCTTCACCGATGCCGCCACTCTAACCAAGTGGGTTCGTGATGCTCACTGTCACCACGCTGTCGAAGCACAGTCACAACAGAAGTATATTGCCGAGGTATGCAACATCCCTTTGGGCGAGATGTTAATCGCAGAAGTTTCCTATGGTGGTAACTATTGGGGCGGAAGCAATCAGTGGGCTGACATTCAGGATGTGGATGATGACAAAATCATGACGCTCGCTGAAGTAGCCGAAGATGAATTCGATGCGATGCAAGATGAGGAATTCGATGAGCCACTTCTTGTTATCGAAGATGAAGAAGACTGTCCACTATGCACAGCCAAGTTAGATGATTCATACTGTCATACTTGTCACCATGACTCTCTCACATGGGAAGACGATTCTACATTACACACAGAATTCTGTCCGATGTGTGACGGTGAACACCCGAAGGCATACATGGTCCCGAACTTGGGCGTGTGTGTTATGTGTCATGCTTCCGCACTTGACTTGAAAATCCGTGCATCACAGGAGAAGGTTCAGTGTTGTGATTGTAACAAATACAAACCTGCTTACCAATTCTTCCGCTATCATCAGGACGACACTACTTGCTCGCAGTGCTACAATGGCATGACGAATAAGAAGCCACCGAAGCGTAGCCCAAAGAAACTTGAGGATGTGAAAGAATGAGCGACGAGCGTAACATAAGAGAGTGTTGCATGGAGGACATATCCTTCATTCACACAGGAACAGAATGGCATGACCACCTTAGATGTTCTGTATGCAATACCCGATGGAACATTAGGAGATATGAAGAATGAATTTTATATTTAAACCAATAGTAGAATTAGGAATGAAGGAAGTGATGATATGACGACTGAACAAGAACAGAAGTTTGAGAATAGATTGCAGGTGAGATGTAACTTCAGCGACACGCTGATGCACATACAAGTGCTTGGCCCGAACGTGAACGAGAACTCACCATACCTACGCAAGTATGGCATGGCTGCGGAATATCGTATTCCACAGGAACTGAATGAGTGGCTCGCTGCACAAGAGCCGGTGAACCAATCACCTGCGAGCGGCGATACACTATACATCCCTGCGACGCTGTATCAATACGGCGAGGTTACACAGATGATGATTGAGTCAAGCCCGCAAGGGTCTGACCCGCTCAACCATCCGAAGGGTGCGGTGCTGAACATGAAGCCCGCATCACCCGCTGTGGCTGAACTACTACAGTTCGCAGGGTTGAATGATTTGATTACAATAGTGCTTGGTGAAGAACCATACACATTGGCAACAGATGTAGGTGAGGAAGAATGACTTGGGTAACAGTAGATATAGGCGATGTAGAATTAGACATAGATGTAAGAGAAATTGCACGTGATGTGGCCGAGCATCTCGACATAAGGGATGAGGTAATGTCTGTCCTTCGGGACGAAGACTTGAATGAATACATTGACGATAGCGATATGCGTGATACAGCGCGTGAAGAGTTGTATGAATACTTTGATGATGCGCTTGAAGATAATGATGAGTTCACAGAACTACGCCACACAGTGCAACGCTTGGTAGAACACTTGGCCCTACCGGAAGAGCGCACAGGTGAGGAACAGATTCAATACTTGATAGAGTCAGGTCAGATTACTCTTGCGAACTTAGAAACAATCGTCGCTAACCAATGCGGTGAGTGGCGAAGCAACATGAAGAAGATGAACAAGGCTGACCTTCTTGAAACTGCACAGCGCATGGGCTATCACCTGAACAGTGACATGACCATCGCACAGATACATGAGGCGGTGGGACTATGAGTGAGAATGGAATGACGTATGAAGAATACGCGTTGAAGTGCTTCGTAAAGAGTGTAACGAGTTGTCCTATCTTGAGTTTGCATATCGAACACGTGGTTTCGGAAGAGTTGAAAAAGATTGAACAATACATACAGATAGTAGGTGAGGACGAATGACACTATTCCATTCATTAGAAGAAGGTCTTAACGACTTGGTTGAGAGAATGCAAGTGGATATGCCACAGTTCAATCAGACTATCAATGATGTTTACTTCAAGCGACGTAACGCAGCCGAGCGAATGTTGAATGCCGCACGTGATTCAAGCACGGACCACACCTCATGGTTGAGTATGGTAGGTGACCCGATACAGATGTTGGGTTCCGCTCAACAGTTCGATGTGGTTTGTTGGTGGTTGGCATACGAGCAACTTGCTGAACACTTTGAAGTTCCTTTGTCTTGGATTCATACGCTGCAACTACAGGCGATAACAGACCCGATGAAATCAACGTGGCGTGTGAAAGGCATTACCCTGATGGATGATGAGGGCTATCTAAACGAATCAGCATACGCAGCATACCTCGATGGTTACGAGGCAGGGCTTATTCCTCTTAGCGAGGATGCCGTGTTTCTTCGTAATCCATCAGATGCCGAAGTGAATGAAACAAACAAAGGTGTCTTTCAATCTTTCTTGGATATGTCAGGCATTGAGTCGTCTGTTGATGATGCACTCAAGGGCCATGACTTTTGGCTCGCGTAAGCATGATACGTGATAGTCACTTCCGCTTCTTCATGCCCGACCCGATGGATGCCGCTTGGCAGAACATTCGCGGTAGGCGAGGCATCAATCTCGGTGGTAGCACAGGGGCGCGTTTGCATGAAACACCAACAGGGCAACGCTTTGTTAGAAAGAAGGGGGCGCACCCTGCTCACATTCTCAACGAGTTCGATATGAATCGTTATCTCGACGCCCTCGGCGTTGGTGTTCCTGAAGCAAAATTATTCGGGCCAAGTCAATGGCCCTACACCATGCTTTCTCGATATGAAGAGGACGCGCGACCCTTAAACCTACATGATAAGGACGCAGTGCAACGAGTTCGACAGGACTTCGTGCCTCATGCTGCGATTGGGAATTGGGATGTTCTCGGTCTTGGTTTAGACAACGTATTGATTCGACCGGATGGGACACCAACCTACGTTGATGTAGGAGGCGCGGGACCATTCAGGGCGCAGGGCGCACCCAAGAAGGATGCTTGGAGCGGCGACATTAGCGACCTCGACACAATGCAGTGGAAGCCATCATACACACCTGAAGTGTTCGGCAACATGAGTGAGCAAGAGTTGGGTCAATCATGGGACCAATACGGTGGTGAGGATGCTTTCACACAAGCACTACAACATCTTCAGAATCCTATGACGAGAAATGTCATGCAAGAACGAATCGGCAACATCGCACGTAGAGTTGCTTGAAAATCTCATTTTTATATTTAAACCAACAGTAGAATTTCTATTGATGTGGTTTGGACACAGTAATGGATGGTTGAGCATAGTGGCTCACCGAGAAAGACCCGATGACCTATTGGTGCGGGCGCGTAGAGAGAGGCATATCTCTACCTTTTGGCCGGATGTGGAGGTTGTTCATAACCCGGACGCAGACTACCCGTATAGGAGCGTGATACCACGCCTCAATGTAGCGCAGGTAGTCATGCAGTATATCGAAGGGATTGATTATGACAATTTCAAGAATAGCGTGGATGAAACGAATTTGAAGAGAGCGTTTGAACGTATGTGGGCGGTCATGTATGATTATGGAGTTGAGCATAGATGAGTGACTACGGGAGAATGACAAGATTGGCTTGCTTTGTAGCATCCCAATACGTAGGAGAATATGACCGAGATACGGTTGAGATGATGGTTGAATCAGTAGGTTGGGAAGCCGCCGATGATTTCTATGAACTGTATGAGAAAGTGTTCGGTGCAGATGTGGATGAGATTAGAGGATGGATTGACGAAATGGCACAGGAGGACGAGTAATTGAGTGACATAGAAGAATTTCAAAAACGACGCGACGCTTTGATGCGTTGGACACCGAACAAGAGTGATGACGACCCAATAGAAGCAGTAGATTTGATGGGATATATTCTCACAGCATCGGAACTCATGAATGACCTGCTCGCAGAAGTCAAGCGGTTGAATAAGGTCATTGAAATAATGAGTTACAGAATGGACCCCTTTGACGAAGGTTGCACACTCCACGAAGAAAAGGTATGTGGTGGCATTGAAGGCAAATGCTTTCTTTGCGAGGAAATTAAGGCACTCCAAAGAGGGCCTTATGTATGGGGTGAAAACGCCCCTAAGAGCGAAGCCTTCTATTTGGAAGATGGAGTATGGAAGAAGCAAAAGGAGATGGAAGAATGATTGACACAGACAATGTAAAGGGAGGGTATTGCTCAAAGCAAGAAATGATTTTCTATCTGAATGCAGTTGAGGAAGTCAAGAAGATACGTGGTATTATCAAGAACGCTTTGACCTTCCTTGAGGGTAGCACACGTATGTCAGATACGGTTAAGTTGAAATTCTTGATTGATGATATACGACGTTATGTTTTACATGAAGGAGATGAAGAAGAATGATTGACACAGACAAATACGAAGGACACACACAAGGGCCGTGGAAACTTAGGGGTTACTTTTCAAGTTGGAAAATCTATTGGTTTGATAAAGAAATGTCAGACGATTGGGACAATATCCGTGACTTCGGTGAAGAATACCGACACGAAGATTTCTGTCATGATGTTGGTGTAGTCGCTTCAACTGAAGCCAATGCACAACTCATAGCAGACGCACCACTTCTGCTTGAAGAGATTAAGCGAATGCGCGAGCAACTTGTGAGAGCGAAGAAAATTATACATTCCCTTGCCGGACAAAGCGATTCAGCGATGATGGACTACGAGGACTACATAGAAGGAGATGAAGAAGAATGATTGACACAGACAAATACGAAGGACATACGAGAGGGCCGTGGGAACAATACTCGGCGGCTGCTTATCACGCAGTGGTGTTACCGGGTGACATTGAGTTAATTCCACCCAAACTTGCAGACGCACAACTCATAGCAGACGCACCACTACTGCTCGCAGACTACAAGCGGTTGCGTGAAGAAGTGAAGAGGTTGCGTGATGTGTTAGAGGCTAACCTATTGGTTGAATGTGATGGGTGTAAGAATTGGCTTATTGAAGAACAGATAATGCAACACCCTCATCATACCCAATGGGGTTGGGTTTGTTATATGTGTTCCCAACTAAGAGAGAGTGATGATGAATGATTGACACAGACAAATACGAAGAGAAATTAGAGCATAGAATGAACAAGGAGTTCTGTAATGATATTGCGTGTGGTGATATGCACAAAGAATTAGCAATACAATATGCGTATGAGTTTTATGGTAATGCTCTTGACCTACTCGCAGAAGTCAAGCGGTTGCGTGAAGTGCTTAAGTTATTTGAACAAAACTTCAGACTTGAAGATTGGTTAGGCATTTATCACGAAGATGTGTTGCTGGAATGGTGCGATTATCTTGGAATACTACCGGAGGTGGATGAATGATTGACACAGACAAATACGAAGGACACACGCCGGGGCCGTGGGGATGGCCCAAAAAAGATTCGATATTACTGAAAGGGCCGGGTCGTAACAAATACATTATCACAGAAAGACACCGGAGGCTTTCCTATTCAATAGATAAGGAAGCAGACGCACAACTCATAGCAGACGCACCACTTCTCCTTGCAGAAGTCAAGCGATTGCGTAAGATTATTCAAGTTCAAATTGTAACACCGAGAAGCAAGGACTTCTTCTTCCAACATTATGGAAAAAATGACTTTGAAGAACGGTGGAAAGAATGGACAGATGGAATACAGGACAGGGTTTGGGGGCGAAAGAATGATTGACACAGACAAATACGAAGGACACATACCGGGACCGTGGGAACTTAGGGGAAAAATAAAAATCAACAAAAAGCATATTGCGATAGGGGATTTGGTTTGGAAAGGAAGGGCAGAAGGGCAACGCCTCCACATCATAGATACCCAACCGAGTAAATGTGGATGCACAGATGTTAATGCACAACTCATAGCAGACGCACCACTACTACTCGCAGAAGTCAAGCGGTTGAATGCCTACATTGAATCCATCTTCGATGGTGGTCATTGTGACATTGAAACTTACGAGGAATACAAGGAGAGGATTGAATGAACACACCAATCGAAGTAGGCAACGGCACACTCACGATGTGTGGACTCAACGACTTCATGGAAACAGTCGAAGGCATAGACAACCCCGCCGTTGTTACACTATGCGATAAGCCGCATCGTCAATGGCATGGGGAAACCTATTGTCACTACCTATCCTACAAGAAGTTCACACCCTTAGCGAATTGGACAGCCGCCGCACAGAAGGTGATGAAACTGTTAGACGAAGGGCGTGACGTAGTGTTGCATTGTATTCATGGTCGTGACCGCACAGGCACGATTGCTTACGTGGTCATGCGGCACTTGGAAGAAATCAAGCATAGCGGTTTTGAAGAATTAGGGAAATTATTCAATGGAATGACGTATGAAGAATACGAGATGTTGCCACACAGTAAGACCTTAACGGCCATGTATGAAGCACGACCAAGCATGAAGCGTCAGTGGCAGACGCTTATGAACGAACGTCTGTCTTTCCACCTTCAGTTATTGAAATCGTTGGACTGACCAATTTTATATTTAAACCAACAGTAGAATTTGGGATGGTGAAAAAATGGTAACATGGACACAACACAAAATAGCAAAGAAAGTGGTAGACCCTACGACGGGCAAGCAACTAAAACACGTATGGGCAGCGAAGGCAGATGGCAGTAGTTACACATACACGTATTTGAAAAAGAGTGAGAAGAGCGCGAGGATGTATCGTGTATCACAACAAGGTGAAGGTATCGTGGGCGATAATAGTCATAATAACACTTACCACCAACGGGCGAATTGGAACCGATTAGTGATGTTTTCAGTGAGTAGGGATGGTAAGGAACAGGATGTTATCATACCTGTGGCTGAAGCCTTTGAGAACATGGTTGGACAAAAGAAGGCGCAAGCGTATGTTTATTCATATACGCAGAAAGAAAATGGCGGGGTCTTGCAGACCAATGAAGGTTACACGGACAAATATACATGGTCAGCCGCGAACTCAAATATCTCGATTGCCAATTATACAGAAGCATTGGGATTGGTGGATAATGAAATTCACTTTGCAGATGGCAAAGCCGAGATTGTAGATGTTAAAGCAATCTTGACGAATGGTTACATCAACTACGTTGGAACTTCTGGTCAACACATATACACAAACGACGATTCGTTCCTACCGTATATGGGAGAGTTGAAGAGTTACGCGGTGGGGGCGAAGGGTCCATTTTGGAATGCCAACAAAACCAAAATTATCAAACCGAAATTCAATTATCATGGCGAATACTATGGTTGTCACATTACAACAGACTTAAACGAATACGATTGGAGAAATCCTGAAGACGAAGAAGAACGATACGATTACATTGAATTGGAGGTGTTAGCATGAGCGGAAGAGCAAGACGATTTTACACAGGACAGCAAATATGGGAGAGATGGGAGAAGGCAGGTGTCGTAGGCACGAAACTACGATTTACCGACGATGATATTGTTACGCAGCAGACTCTTGCGAGAACTGCTGATGTGATGAAGAACTGTCGTGCGATGGATGCAGCCGTCGCTTACGAACTTGGTTCGGTAGGTGCAGATACGGAGGGTGTTTCACCCAAAGATTTGCTATCGGACTATACACGTGCAGCGTATCTCATCGAAGATTCACGTGCCATTGGTTATGGAATGCACAGTGATATGGATGCGGAATCATGTGGACATGATGAAGTGAATGTTACGGTATACAAATTCAACAAGGCGGAAAAGATTCGTTATTTCAAGGACGCTGATGTGGTTGTAGTAGACGTATCGGGTAGCAAAATTAACGAAACACACTTGAACGCGGAAGTTTTCAAAGACCTGTCTGATGTGACGAAGTATCGGTTGTTGAACGGTTGTCGTAGAGATTTCATGCACAACATGGGTGATACTGTAGCCAAAGATACAGACACACCAATGGAGGTTTACAAGAAATATCTTTCAGCGATTTGTCCAAGTGTCAAGCAGTATCTTGATGCAGGTGCGGCTGTGAAAAGCAGCGGCGGTCAAATGTTTTTTGTAGACAACACACTCGGTCAGTGTAAGAAAAAGGAAGGCGAGAAGTGTCGCCATCACGACAAGGTTACAACAACAGGTTGGGCCATGTATGTGGTTAATGGTGAAATGCAAGAATTGTATACGAATGCACCCTGTAGTAGTAATTGGAACGACAATATGCTTCAACAACGAGGTGAGCGCACAAGCGGGAGCAAGGTTATCCCCGCAACAGGTAAACCATGCTACTCTACAAAATGGGTTTCATGGGACTCACAACGTCGTTCCATGCTACGCAAGGTGGATGACAAGAAGGTTCTATCCATGATTAGGAAAGCGTTGGGTCGTATGTCCCGCCGCAATTGGGGTATCGTTCGTAAGATGTATCTCAAGCGGTGTGGTGATTGTGGTTCAACAGTAGACCATCTACCGAGCGCAACCAACTGTTCAGCGTGTGATAGCGAGAACCTTGTGAACAAGCAACGAGGTAACAACGCTATCTACAAGTGGAAGGATTGGGGTTGGCTCGCAAATGTTCACGCACACATTCAGACGACACGCACCAAGAACCGAAAGGCAGGTGACGTTGAGAATGGTTGGGAATGGTATGCATACGAAACAAAACAATCCTACGGCATGGATATGTCCAATTTTGCTTGGCGACCTGCTGAAGAAAATGACCTTGTGATGCACACATTCAAGGTATCTACAAGGGTCAAGAGTTACTATGGATATAGCACAAATGATGTGCTTGACTTCTCTAAGGTTCTCTTGTTCCATACGAAAGAGGCAGCGAAGGCAGCAGCGACGCAAATCGTGAATGGTTTGCTCAAGACTGATGGGGCCGTTGTGAAGAATCGTGTATACACGGAGGGTGAGTTTGCGCCACGACCGAATTACACAGTCACGTATACTACAGTGAGTTCCGCGTTCCAAATGAAGGCGGAGATTGACCCTGAAGATTACATGAGTCCAAAGGAAGTGAACAAGTTGTTCGTGACAGCAGCACCATCGGTGTTGGAGAATCACAAAGACAAGTTCATGAGTTGGTCTACGCCCGTGAAGACAAAGACTGTGGCCGCGCCCAAGAAGGAAGGTGATGAGGAATGAGCCTCGGTAAACCACTTTCCATCAAACGCACACACGCTCACTATGCTGACAGGTATGATGATGATGGGCCACCCGAACGCATGACACCGAAGGACAGCGAATACAAATTCATGGGAAAAAGCGGCCCCGCACAACGATGGTATGAGTATCACATGAAACCTGAAGAGAGGGGTTACATCGGCGGTTTCAACGCCCCCGGTTATTGGCTCGGTATACTTCGTAACATAGAAAGCGGCTACGACCAATCTGCATCGGCTTCGTTAGCAAGTTGGTTCGGAATCCCTGAAGATTTAGTGCCTTTGATAATCAAATTACAATACAGGGTCTGTCACGATTGGGAAGATTTGTTCATAGATTTTGGTAGCGAAGAAGCACTCTACGCCTTCTGTGATATTGTGGAACATTACGAACAATATGAAAGGGCGGCGAAAAAGATACAAGATTTGATAAGTGACGCCACACTCGTTGAGGACAACGGTGAGGACAATGGATAGAGATGATACATGGGAACCGGCAGAAGAATTGGTTGAATGGGCGAAGCAACATTTCGCAGGTATAGGCATCGGCGGCGTGTGGTCGCCGGATGAATCCGGCTGCACATACGTTCGACAGGACGAAGATACATTCGCGCTGATGCGTATGATTGACCACCCTACTGCGTATGAACACCACCGACGATTCGTGAAACTGTTTGAAGCAGCAGGTGTGGATATGATTGAGGGCGACGGCTTCGTAAAGCAACCGCCCGCTCTCACGCCTGAACAGAATGCTGAAGAACGATACCAAGAGAAGCAAACAATCGCACAAGGATGGAAGTGTGAGTGTGGATTACCGCTCGCTAACTTCAACCTTGACGAACGCACTGATGTATTCATCGAAGAGAAAGATGTTCTATTATCGAATGGTGATACAACGCCTGTAGAGATTTGGTCTTGTAACGTCACGTGTCCAAACTGTGAGAAAGAAGTGAACATGGACCCTGATGATTACAACCTGCTTGCAGGTGATGAACTGTTCATGCAGTGGAATGATACGGACGGTGCTAAGTTCGTGGCTCTCACGCGTATGCAGATGAAGGAGATGGCTGATGCAGGTGTGTCGGGCATTGTCTTGGGTTCTGTGTCACCCGAAACAGGTGACAAAGTTCCGCCGTGGATGTGGGGAACATACAATCTACGCCGCTTCCCTGAAGCCATTGAGAAGGCTGACGAAGTAAGTGATGAAGAAGAGTGATACTATGGCACGTTGGATAGAATACCATGTCAATAACGAAAACAACGACGGCGACGTTGGAGTGTATGAAGGTCGCCAATGGCGAGCCGCTCTAAGAAAAGCGAAAGAATGTGAAGAGGGCCTTCATCCTCACATTGAATATATCAGCAAGGTCTTTTACTACGAAGATTCTCTCAACGGCTGCGACATTTTAGACGAATTTTTCATTTACCAACGGGACAAGAAGCGGTGATACTGTGGAGAAGCAGTATTGGGCTGACGATTCCAAAGAGAGGAAGTGGAACGACGGCAAGGGCCGCGCTCGCTTGGCTTGGGTTGAATTTCGCGGGCGTCACATGATTGACCTACGCATCATGCGTCGCAAGGATGATGGCTACGAACACACGAAGTCAGGTCTACGATTGACGCCCGACCAAGTGCGCTCGCTTCTTCCATCATTGGTTGAGATGCTTGAACACATTGATGATGCTGTTGAAGAAAAGAAACGGAACGCCGAAAATTGATTTTTATATTTAAACCAACAGTAGAATTGTTATTGATGAAGAGGGCTGTGAAGGAAGCGGAGGAAGATTGGGCCAACCATGTGGCTGATGGCTATGAGGTAAGATACCCATTCTATGCAAGCGACAAACCGTGGCCCGTTCATCGTTGGACAGAAATAGAATCACAAGATGAGTATGGAGAGAAAGGTGGAAATATGTATCAAGCAAAATGGAAGCAATTGTTTTTGGAAGAGTGCGCTCGCCTGATACGCGAGCGTGATAGTCACTCGGAGGTGAAGAAGTGAAGCGATGCGATATAGATGACGAAAGCACAATGAATGTAGACCATTATCATGATTGGGAGATTGATTGGTTAGAACCCCCTATGATTGGGATTGTTTGTAGAAGATGTGGTATGTGTATGAGCGGTGAATTAGAACATACCAACCCACCGGGGGTGAAGGAATGAGCAATTACTACGAATGCCCCGGAGATGCCGATGGGAAGAATGTCGGTGGGGATTGTGAATGGGTATTCGATTCAAGTTGGCCTTGTCGCGAACATTGGGTGATTCATGGAAAGACTAAGAGGTTTGAGATGCGCTTGTCAGTTACTTGTCGTCATTGTGGAATACAACTTGTCGGTTCCTTAGATGAGGTGGTGACGGCGTGAAGAATGGTGGTCAGAATAGCGATTATCGTTGGTGTAGTGTATGCAATACACTCCATGTGTGTTTATTCGATTGGAAGAATACAGACGATACTTGTTGTGGAAAGCAACGAATAGGCGTGGAGGTGAAGGCATGAGTAAAAGGGTGATGCTAATTGATGCGCTAATGTGTCCCGAATGTGGTTGGACAGCAGTATCTGACTATTCATGGTGTCCTATGTGTCAGACCTGTGATTGTAACACACAAGAGTGTGATTGCGTGGAGGTGACGGCGTGAGTGAATGGACAGGGAGATGGTGTATCAAGTGCGACCATGAATGGGATATAAATGACCCTACAACAAAACCATGTAAATGCGTGGAGGTGAAGGCGTGAGTAAATGTAGAGGCTGTGGACGCCAAGCACAATGGTTGAAAATCAGTGGTCATTTCCCTCTTTGTCATTGTTGTGTGATATATCGTGCATCTGAACGCGCAACATACTGTGAGATATGTGAGGATTGGAATATGGATGATTGCGATTGCGTGGAGGTGACGGCGTGAGGGCGTATGCAATAGAATACATTCTTTCAGAATGTGGTTGTCAGCATCATCGCTGTCATGGTTGTAATCAAATCTATTACGAATACAAGGATGCTTTGACTTGTGCCAAAATGTGCGCGGAGGTGACGGCGTGAGTAAGTATAGTGAATATGGTGAAGAAGAGTTTGACAAAAAACACACATTCAGGGACGAAGGCTACGGAGATGAAAAATACTGTGTGGACAGCGAAGGCAACCCGCTACACGCTCTTAGGGCGTTACCCGGTTCACAAATCAATTGGCCTTACGGTCACCAAGAAAGATTTGTGACGAAGTGTATACACTGTGGTAAAATTGTAGAATTTCGTATACACCATGATAACGGCTACGCCCCGGAGGTGACGGCGTGAGTTGGTGGAAACGTAGAAAACAACCCGTAGTTTCAGAATGTGGGAAGTTTTTGTGGGTCGAAGACCGTTGGGAGCAACTTGAGAAAGTGAAAGTCCATTGGTGTATGAAATGTGATGAAGAAATGTCATCGTGTCCCTTTTGTGAGAAACCATATTTTTGCGGTTGCGGTGGCTATGTGGGTAGATTCTTTACTCTAAGAGATATAACGAAAATAGAACAAGCCATAATAAATGGTAGAAAACCAAAACACACATACATGGCTTATGGTCGTGATTGTTGTGAAAAGTGCGAAGAGAAATCCGAAGTGCTTGACATAGATAAATTGGAAAAAGAGGGATGGTGTTGAGAATGGAAGGAGATGACAGCGTGAGTGAAGAATGTGAGATTTGCGGCCACGAAGCAAAGGAAGATGGAACTTGTGATTGTATGAAATCACTTTGGGGGGTGACGGCGTGACTAAACACTATTGTGAAGGATGTGACCAAGATGTTCACGAAGATGAATGGGGCGACCATGAGGAATTGTGCAACGCCTGTAATGAAGCCGCAAGAGAAACCGCCATGTATCGCGCATGGGTCTTGAGGGGTGGTTAGTTGACAGAAGCATCTGAACGAATGAAACGTGTAGCGGAATTACACAAAGAGGACCGCACACTTGAGTTAGCATCAGCATTAAGCATGACTCTCAAGGAATGGCTCACGGCCTACACACTCAAAGAGAAGATTGCCGAACATCCTCGGTGGACGAATCAACGCTCACCACACGCACTCATGATTGATTGTATACACCTTGTTGGGAAGTATACAAAGAACAAAGCAGTAACACAGTTGAAAATTCAAAACAAAACAAAAGAACTGTGGGGCCTTTGCACGGCCACCCGTCCAAACACTTGGAAACATTTGTTCCAAGATGAAATTAACGAAGTTTTGTCCGTCCTCAATGGTGAGGAAGAGTGAAGATTAGTCGCGCTGTATCGTGTATCAGCGCGATGCCAAATCTCACAGACATATCTGAAGATGAAACACGCGAACTGTGGAACTTTCTCAACAGACCTGTTCGTTGTCCCTTGACACGACAAATGGCTCGTCTTCGATTGGCGGCTGAATGTGGTGTCTATCCTGATGTTCTCGACGCAAGTATCGGTTCTAACTCAATCGTTACAGCACTCATTTGGGAATCATCTGATTCAGAATCTACAGGCATGACGCTTGAGCAGGTCGTGGCCTTCTTCTCGGCTGACGATTTCAAACTACTGTCATTGTGCCATGCACTCGATTCAGACGAAGCCGAGTTTGTGTGGCGATGGGCCTTCAGTGAGCGTTGGCGTTCGGTTGTCAATCGAATGAAGAAGTGGATGGGTGACGATGTTCAAAACGACTTAGGCGAACACAGACTCAAGCCGTGGAAAGAAACAACGACGAAAATACCGAAAGAGTGGTGGTTGGTCGAAGATGTATCAACACTACGTTTGGCCTTCCCCGGTAAACAACGGGTTGTTCGTTACAGAAACGGACTCATTGATGAAAAATATACGTTGTTGTATCAAGATTCGGATGTTGAGCATGAAAAGCCCACATGGATTGCTGAAAATCTACAAAGCCTTGATGATATGTCATGGCCCGAATCAGTTCAACTCATGCAACTACATCCACGTGGTGCGTTGCTCATACATGATGATGACTATTATCTCATGACGAGTGGCACAACGAGCCTCTACGGTCAGATTCTACGTGTGCGTAAACTAAACGACACCTACTACGAATTGGAAATTGGCTTCCTCGATGGTGACACAACTGTTGAGGTTTGCACAATCGTGCTGCCGGAGATGCCCTTTGTCTTAGAAGGGGCGTTCGGGCGTTTCGGTGTCCGATACAATTATGGTCGGTCTTGGCACGTAGTTGAAGCCTCGCTTGTAGCACGTGTGGTATTGTTGTGGAATCCTGATGATGAGTGGCACTTACGATTCGATGGCGTTGAATCGGAAATGGGTGCAAGTGATGTGAGTCAGTTGGTGGACTATCAGATGTTAATGGGGGAATTGGATGAGTAAGATTGGAGATATAGGATTAGGCTTGATTTTAGCCAAAATAAATTTTAATGTAGGTATAAAACAGGTGGCAAGCGGGCATGGCTTCAAAATTACTCGCCATATCACGTTTAGCGCACATACCCCACAGCAGTGGATAGCGATGTGGACATGGGCCGAAGAGAATGATTTACCGGGGTTGGCATACAGTAATTGGGTGGACAAAAGACGCATCGGTAAGATACGTGACATACAATTTTGGTTGGATGCGCTTGAACCATACACGGACTTACTCAAACACAAGGGTAACTATGAACGGATGGCATGGGTGATAGAGAACCCCGTGCCGAGGGCGCACGAATCCTATGATACGTTCCTAAAATGGGCCGCTGAATGGGATTCAAAAAACGCTGAATTTGGGCTGAATTGAGATTTTATATTTAAACCAATAGTGGAATTAGGATTGTGAGGAATTCGGTATGAATTGGAACGAGGCACTACGACCTACAGAACCTGACCACATCGTTGGCAACGACGACTTGGTTCAGGATATGAAAGCGTGGGGAGCGTCCATGAATCCGCCGTCAGCCCTTCTCTTTGTCGGGCCACCCGGAACAGGCAAGTCAAGCGCAGCCAATGTGCTTGTTCACCTGCTCCTACCGGGTGATGCTAACAATGAGATGAACGTCCTGTGGACAAATGCTTCAGATGACCGAGGCATTGATTTCATCCGTTCGCAGATTAAGATGTTCGCTCGCATGAGTGGCATTGGCACAAAGCGCAAGTTGATTGTGCTTGACGAGGCTGACGGCCTCACACCTGCCGCACAGGATTCCCTGCGTGGTATCATGGAACAGTATGCTGATGTATGCACGTTCATCCTTACGGCCAACTACGCCGACAAGATTCGTGAGGCTATCAAGAGCCGGTGTAATATCTACACGTTCGATAGAGTGTCACCTGCTGATGGTGCGAAACACTTGGAACGTATCAACACGTTAGTGGGGCTACCTGACACTTATCAACAGTATATCGACGCCCAAAAGGGGTATGAGAAGATTGTCCTTCAACACAATGGCGACCTACGAGCCGCCGTCAATTTCCTACAGGCAGGTGGCACACCAAGTGAGGAACCTGTTGATGATGCAGACCCGTTTGCGGCGGTCATCCATAACAATTGGTTAGACCTGCGCGACGACCTTAAGACATACCTGAAGTCCAATGGTGACCGCATGAGTATGATGAACCATTTCCATCGCAAGATGAGTCAATACTTTGACAACGATTGCGACACAGTATTCTCCGTTCTCTCCGTATGGGGGGATATGATGGAGCGCGTATACGATTGGCCCGGTTCTACGGAAGCGTATATTGATGTATTTGTGGGCCGCTTGAAAACGAAATTGGAGGAAGAAAACAATGAGTGAAGAATGGAATGAAGAAGATGAGTTCGCAAGTGCAGGTAAGACACTACCCGATGGTGTCTTGGAGCGCATCAAAGCGCAAGCCGAGCGAACCAAGAAGAGCGTTGAGGAAACAACCAAACAGTATTTGGATTTCATCAAGGCGGAATGGAATTGCGACGACCCGTATTCAGAAGACGAAGACCTGCTTCTTGATTGGGCGGAGAGTGCGTTCGTAACTATGCGACGCACAGGTAGTGGGGCTTCAGGTTCGACTACATCTTTCGTGGGTTGCTTCGTAGGTGTGGGGGATAAGAAGTCCGACCGTATGGAATGGCGTCGTCGTCGTGCTATCGAGGACTTCACCAACGACCCTGCACAGATTGTCGAGAGTGGTCGTCTTGGTGTATACGCTGAACAGGATGGTAAGTGGCAACTACACACATCCGGTGACCCTGTATTGACAGACCAATCAACAGATGAAGCACCGCTTCATGGGTTCAAGGCTGATGGTAAGTGGGTCACGTTCGTGACTACAATGGGCCAACGTCCATACCCATCAGTTCGCATGGGCCGATACCTCTACTTCCTCGGCAACGAAGAGGGAGAGTTCGTGAACAATTCAAACATTCAACTGTGGCGCGTAGACGCCACTGACGATGCTGCTGATGCCGAGTATCAGATTGGTCGTCCGTGTCGTATTCAAGTGCGGTTGCCGGGTGAGAAGGTGTCTGAAAACTTCAAGGATGTGCTTGGAACGAACATGAATTTCCTTGACACTATCGAATACACAGATGCATTCGTGAACGAAGATGTGCGGCCACTACTAAAGCCGAGTGTCTTTTGGTTGAACGGTGATTTCCATGATATGTATGTGCCGATTGATGAGTTGGGTGAAGCCTATGATACACGTAGCCGCTCCTTTGAGGGTCGGGACGGGAACACAGGCACAGCAGGGCCACTTGTATTCACGAAGGGAACGGTGTCACGTATGTCATCCGAACCCCGCGAGAGCGAGTATGACCAAGAGGGTTTCAACTACTCTCTTTCACTCACACATGGCACACTCACAGATGATGTGATGGGGTGGATTTCCTTTGCCTCGGCACGGGGCAGTGACCCGTTCAGTGCAGGTTGGGGTGAAGAGTCATTCCCGTATGCCGAGCGCAGCACAGTGCTTGTGTTCGGTCGTATTGGTATGCGTGTGTCTGATGGCAAGGCGCGTCCCAAGTTGAATATCTTCGGGGTCTATGCAGACCCACGCCGAGGTCGTCGTCGTGCAGACGGCGGCGACACCGGCCTTGACCAATTCAAGGATGGTGATGAGTGATGGCTTACATACCGTGGGAATTTGTTCAGGCCGAAGTAGATGAAGCATTAGCAAATCTACCTGAAGGTAAGAAAGTTGACTTACAAATCAATTCAGACGATGGGAAAGGGATTACATCGTTTAACATCAAAATTGTAGACAAGGAGGAATAAATATGGGTGGTTTTGGACAGACAGCAGAACAACAGAAGTTAGCAGACAAAGAGAAGAAGGCAGATGAGGCAGCAGCAGCGGCCCCCGCAACAACGGAGGATGTGTTCGCATCGTTACACAAGGAGGCGAATGTTCTCCGTGATGTGCGACCACGTTCACACAAGTTCATCGGTATCGGTGGACACGAAGGGACAAGCAAATCAGGTATCGTATTCGATGCCTATCACAAGGACCCGAACCGTCATGAGAAAGACCAATTATGGGTGCTTGATTATGACGCAGGTAGTATGATGCTGCACGATGCTCACTACGGTGAGGACCGAAGCATTGTCAATTGGGACCCGTGGGTTATGCAGGTCGGTGAGCGCACAGCCAACGACTATCCCGGCACACACAAGCGCACCCTCGACATTTGCAAGTATGCGGTTCACATCGCGGAGAAGCAACTCGACCCTGATTATGATGGCGAGCGACTTTGGGGCTTGCTTGTTTCAGGTGTAGACCTATGGGACCAAGTGTGCATCAACAACATGAGAATCACTGACTTGGGCTTGGCGAAGGATGGCATTGATGCCGCCGACAACCGAGGGTCAGGTAAGGGTGAGCGTGTAGGCCACCAATGGGATTGGGCTATGCGTAAGACTCGCTTCCATCAACTCACAGCCATCTGTCGAAGATTGGTGAAGTTGGGTGTCAGTGTCTTTTGGGAAACACACCTACGCAAGACCAACTATTCCTATGGCGATTCCGAGAAGAATGCTAAGTGGCGTCCTGATTGGGAGAAGGCATCGAACAATTACATCCCTACGATTCTCATCTGTGAGCGCAACGACGAACACGATGAAGATGGGAATGTGATTCGCAGTGAGTATGTCGTCACCTTTGAGAAGTGTAAGACGAATGCTGAACTGCAAGGACAACGACGAACGACCTTCATCACGAAGGCCGGAGAAAAACCTGAATGGAGAGGATTACCCGAACTGTATGACGGTTCACTATGACACACACATGGGGGGTAGGGCTGCAAATTTTCGTGTTCCTGTGCCACTACGAGAGGCACGGTTTTCATTAGCGGCTTCGTCAACCGCGGGCTTTCCAAATGCCCTGCTCCCCACCTGTGTATTATTTGCGGAGATGATATGATGATGATATGTGAAGGAATTGAAATGTTTGAATGCGAACCATACAAGATGAAGGTTCGTATGCACCCTGAAACACTTGCTAACATTGTAGATGAATGGGTTTTGATGCCTTCAGACACGGAGAATAATGGCGGTTACGCGCAATCTTTGAAGGAAGATTTAGAGAAACACGGTGTTGAAAATTTCGGTTCAGGTTATGGACAGTTAGCATTCAATTATGATGCTAACATGGATTGGACAAACTACTCATGGTCGTTTGGACAGAAATCGTATCGAAGAACAAACAAGTGGTATAACGACACAGACACGCACAAACAAAACGTATGTATTGTGATTCATTTTGACACTGACCAAGAAACCTCACCATATACAGCACAAGCATTTCTCACTATACTCACGGACGTATCTACATACGAAGCAGCGCATTGGTGGACTTGGGGTGAGGAAGAGTGACAAAGGTAACTGTGTTGAAGAAGGACTTACAGAAGTTCTTACTATCGTTCGGTAAGGGCTTGCCTGATGTGCGCTTGTCATGTAGCGGCGCACGTATCACAGCCGAGATTGCATACGCTTCTTTCTATCTACGTAAGTCGTTGAACGTTTCAAAGGAGAGCGTTGTTGAAGAAGGCAACATCCACATCGCTGACCTACAGAAGTTACTCAAGTTCATCAAGGCAGCGAAGTCTGAATTCATTGAACTACGACAGACCGGAACCGACAAACTTCTACACGCTGTAAGCGGCGGGAACAAGTTGCAGTTACCATCTACGAATCACTTGGAGAGTGCATCGAAGGTTCCCGCGATTCGTAAACTGTTGAAGAAGGGTGTTGATTCCGGTTGGGAAACAATGGGCAGCATCAAGTTCAGCGCACACGGAACGATTGATGCGACCGACCTTACTGCTCTCGCGGAGATGAGAGCGTTGGTGTCGAAGGAGGCATCCTTCCGTATGCGTATGCACACGGGCGAGTCCGAGTTCGGTATCGTGGCGGGCAAGGCTGCGTCAGGACGACTGTTCACGACGCTTCCTATCACCAATGCCGAGGGTCCGAATGCTACTGTGCAATCGAACTTCGGTGAGTGGTTGCCGAGTTGCCTTGAGTATCTTGACGAGTCACCTGTTCGTGTTCACATGGGCGACGGCACGTTGGCTGTGTTTGAACAGGCGAACACCCTGATGATGGTTGTTGATTTGGCGGAGGATTAACAGTGATAATTGATTGGTATCACGACTACGCATCCGATGATGAACGCCCTTCACTTTACTTACGCACACGTGGTGAAGATGGTGTATTGATAGAGCGACACATCCATCCTGAAGACGATGCTTGGCAAGCACCGTTCTGTTGGATAAGTCAGGAACTTCCTGATTGGAAGCGCATTAGTTTGCTCAAACGTTTTCCCACTGTGTCTATAGACCGCAACACTACGGCTACGGGCTTGGATGGAAAGCCACTTTGGAAGATGAATGTGGAGAAGCCCGAAGACTTGTGGGAAGTCAAGAACAACTACCCGCAACTCACGTATGAGGCTGACCTGCAATACGTTGACCAAGTTCTAATCTCAATGTTCCCTGATAAGATGCCGGTGTTCAAACCGCGCATTTGGTATTTCGATTTAGAGTGGGACCCGGAAGATGACTTCACTACAGTGATGGCTGTTGATGATACACACGCAGAACATCCTGTTGTGTTTGCGTGGAAGGATGATGGGCCGAAGCACGAACAGAAATGGATAGACAGGGAGGATGGTTACGAACTACACCTCTACGGGAATGAACAGGATATGCACGAAGGCTTCCTTGCACACATGGACGAGTGCGACCCCGATATGTTGGTGGCTCATGCTATCATGTGGGCTGACCTACCTCACCTGATACGACGCTTAGACAATCCCAATCGCTTGTCACCACTGAATCAAATTGTCAAGCCGCCTCGTAATGTAGGTTCATATAAGACAACTCGACAACCTATTCGTGGTAGATTGTGTTTTGACACATCAGCATCATGGACTGATGGCAGTGGCTTTGAGGGTGTATGGCAGAAGTCAGGCAAGGGGCAGATGCCTTCGCGTCAGTTGGATTGGATAGCACAGGAACTTGGCTTCGGTGGCAAACTAACCAATCGTATCGAAGGCATGACTGTGTTCAATGGGTGGTATGATTACTTCGATGACTTCGTAGATTACTGTCTTGTTGACACTACACTCTTACGCAAGTGCGACGAGAAGTTGCACTGTATTGATTTCCATCTCGCACTACAACAGTTGTGTGGTGTTGCATTCTTTAGCACACACAATGTAAGCAGATACTTCCGTGGCTTGATTGCACGGAGGACAGAACTCAAGGCTCCCTCTTCATACATACAGGAGCGTGAGCCACTACAAGCGGCGTGGGTCAAGCCCGCCATACCGGGGCGTCATGAAGACGTAGCCCTGTTAGATTTCGCTTCACTATATCCAAACATCATCCTAAGCAACAACTTGTGTTGGACGACCAAACGTAGTGGCCCCGGCGACGGTATTCTCGCTCTCGGTAACGGAACCTATTGGGACCAAACCAAGCAGGGTTTGTTACCGTCTGTTGTAGAAGAGATGCTCAAGGTCCGTAAGGAATACAAACGCCTGATGAAAGCGGCGAAGACGGATGATGAAAGGCTCGCATACAATATGCTCCAAGCAGCCACAAAAGTTGCGGTCAACGCAATCTACGGTATGTGTGGGTCTAAGCGCGTGGGTGGTATGTGGTCTGACTACGACATAGCACGTTCGATTACCTACAAGGGAAGGGAGGCTATCTCTATGCTTGTAACAGAAAGCGAGGTGATGGGTTACAAGGCATTGGCAGGTCACACCGATTCTGTCTACGTTACTGTGCCTGAAGAGAAGGCACAGTGGTTGGCCGAACATCTTACTGATGTGTCACACAATCACTTGGAGATGAAATACTTGGATGTGGAATGGGAAGCCTTCTTCCCGTATTGGACGACCACAGGAACGAACAAAAACTTCGGTATCAAATCACACCCGCCTGAAGAGGCAGGGCAGATGAAAATTACAGGCTTTGAGGCGAAGGCTGCTAACGCTGCGCCTATCACAAAGCAGGTGCAACTCGATGCCTTCAAAATCATATCTACAGGCGGGAGCGAACAAGATGTATTCGACAAGTTACGGCCTATTGTGAAGAAGTTACACAAGCATGAAACTGATGTGAAGGAGATAACGACACGGACACGGATAGCAAAATCGTTCGATGATTATCAACAACCCGGTAATGGTGTAAGAGCGGCGATGTATTACAACGAACATACAGGCACAGAACCATTCCGCAAAGGCGAGAGTTCTTCGTGGGTATTTGTTGATGGTGTGCCGGAGGGATTACCTGCGACCAAGTATATGGCATACCGGTCTATAGATGATTTAGATGATTACTCGATTGATTGGCACATGACTTTGGAGAAGTTAGTGTCGGACAAATTAGAGAAGGTTTACACGATGCTTGAATGGGATTTAGAAAAGTTGGTTGCACGATATGTGCCGAAAGGATATTGGTGATTTTCTATTTAAACCAACTATAGAATAGTATACGGAGGAAAAAAAAATGAAATGGTTTGAGAGATTTAGAAAGAAGCCTACGGTTGATGACCGTAGTTACTGCTGCCAATGTGGTGGCAAACAAATGCGGCAGACAACGCTTGATGAATGGGACCCTCATGTGTTCCGACCTGATACGCAACGTCTGATTAGCGACTACATCCCAACGGATGAGATTACAGAACGTGTGGGTATGAAGAGCGACAAGCGTAAATACAGGGGGAACATTTGATGAATTGCCCTAAGTGTAATTCAACTGTGCATTACTATTTGAGTGCGCTTGATGCGTATCTATGCGTAGAATGTCAGCATCAGTTTAGTGCAAGTGGTGAGGAAGAATGAGTGATGATATAGACCCATACGAAGTAGCAACGATAGAAGAGTGGAGAGCATTCCTACGGAGTGATGGATTTTATACTGCACCCGAATTCTTGGCGGAGAAGTTCTATCTTAAGACAGGTAAGATACCACCACAATTAGGAGATGAAGAGGAATGAGCGCAATCGAAGATATGGTCTGTAAGAAAATCATGATGCGAGCCGCCAAAGGTGAAAGTAAGTATCAAGTTACTATGGAACGTGAGGACTTGAATATGCTTGAGTGGCTCACACATCTACAGGAAGAACTGATGGATGCTACAGTCTATGTTCAGAAGTTAATTGACATGGTGGTGGAAGAATCGAAAAAGTCTTGAAGGAATATCCTGTTGACGAAAATGGTGTGTGTTGTTTATGTCATGGTTCAGGAACAGTAGCATACGGACAGACATACTACGAGGAAGTAGGAGGCATTATCGAATACCCCATCATCTGTGTATGTATTGCTGATGCTGATTACGTCCCTGTCCCTGTGAAAGAACTGTTGGAAGAGGTGGATGAATAATGGGTAAGAATTTGAAAGCAAAAGAATGTCCTACGTGCGGAGAACTACTATACTACGGGGCCAAATGTGGTGAGTGTGCTTTAGAAAGATTAGGTGAGGAAGAATGAGTAAGAAATTTTGGACGTTAGTGATTAGATACGATGTGGATGGTGAGCCATGTGACCCACCACCGCACATACAAGACAGGCTTGCTATGGCTATGAATGTGCTACATGAGATGGGCTACGGCATGGAAGTAACGTATGGGTTGGCAGAACCTTTGGAAGAATACATTGATTGGCAGGGTGATGGTGAATGAACATCAAGAAATGTTTCTGTGGTTGGATGGGTCCGACGAATGGCTCACCCGCTTGCCCTGCGTGTCGCCGTCCGTTCACGAACTACAAATGTGAGGGGTGTGGCGAATGAGTAAAACATACGACTGTCCACACTGTGGCAAGCCGTGTGTGTCTGAACACTTCATGCGTTGCATCGCTTGTTACACACCGATTACGATTGCTGAACTGAAACAACTGAAAAAGGAGGCGAAGAAGAAATGAGATTCAATCCGAACGATGATACACGACCAACTATTGATGATTACTATGAGGTCACGCGTGACCAAGAGATGTATGATTCATACAAACAAAGTCGTTACGATTGGAATCCCGCCGTCCATGATGAAGAGATTCTTCGTATTACCAAGTCATCATTGAACACCTTTGAATGGTGTAAGATGCAGTATTGGCTCAAGCATTTCGCTCGCCTTCGTGATGATGCAGGTGAGGCAGGTATACGAGGACTCAACGTTCACGATGCTGTGGAATACTTTTGGGCGAATGTTGATTCACAGTTAGAAGCCATTGATATGGCGTTGGCATCAAACTCTATAGAACAGGCACGTGCGCTCATGCATGATGTAATGCCGAACCCACCCACACCTTATGAGTTCGGAGAAGAAGAACAGATTCGACAGTGGGTTGATTGGCAATTCAATCGCTACCGTTACACACAAGGTAAAGGGTGGAAACCCGCAGGTGTGGAAGCAAACATACACGCAAGGATGACTGTTGATATGGATGGTGAGGGTATTCCTATACACGTGAGAGGTTTCATTGATACTATCTTCCCCAATGATGAGGGCGATGGTTTCGCTCTCATGGAATTGAAGACAGGTAAATACAAAGGCAAGAGCAAGAGAACTTCGATGCGAAAAGAAATGCAGTTCTATCGTATGATGTTGGAGAACAGCGCACACTACGAGTATCTACCTATCACACATTGGGGTTGGGAATTTCCCGGCGGTGGTATGGAGGATGGTGATGGCCCTACAATTTACTACGAACCCGTGAAGGCGGCTACGCAGACACCATCGAGTGTGTTGAAGTCTGTGCAACGCTTGATACAAGCGCACATAGACAATGACTTCCCAACACCTACGAAGAAGGAGGTTACATTCTTTTCAAGAGGCGGGCCGATAAGGTCTAAATGCGATTGGTGTTCCTTCACCGATGTGTGTCCTCGGTTCACCGGGGAAGAATACGTTCTACCGGAGGGAGATGAATGAATACAATTAGACTGTTATTGAAAGAGGCACTGCAAACTTACGCTGACGAAATTGCCTATCGAGGTTCGACACCTGCGTGGAATGTTACTGTTCGATTCATGCGACTCGGAAAGATGAAGTTTGAAAGAAAGACTTGGATTCAAACAACACTTGATGAGTTCTATGATTTAGAAGCAGGTGACCCACTACAACCCGTGATGAACACTGTGTCTTACACAATCAATCCACGCTATGTGGACGACGAGAACATCGAAGAGTTGTATCATGAACTACGACAAGATTTAGCAAAGGTGGCGTGATGTATGTCGTTTGTTCCCATAGATTTCCCGCGTGAAGTGCTTGAGGTTTCAGGCATTGATGGTAGTCACGGGTATAGATGGATGGTCAAGAGCGAGGAAGAACTTGAATCCTATTGGCGTGGCAAGAGTGGTAGTGGAGATGTTTACTTCACAACCTATGGGTATCGTGGCACACAAGCACCGAAGCATCATCGTGTAGATTACAACACACCAATCATCCATCACTTTGTGATGGACTTTGATTGTAAGGATTTCAAAAACAATGGGTTGGAAGTTCCTTTCTCGACGGCACATGAGCAGGTTAAAAGGCTACATCGTTATTTCTTGGAAGAAGATATTCAGCATTACGTATGGTTCAGTGGTGGTGGGTTTCACGTGTGGGTCAAGTTGGATAAGACACACACACCGAGTAACGGGTCAGCCGTTTCAAGAATCAATCATGTGGGTAGAAAATTAGTAAATCAATGGAGAAAGATGTTTGATTTACGTTGCCTCGACCCCGGTATTCATTTCGATACGAAACGTATGATACGTATTCCGAATTCATACAACGCAAAGAGAGGCACGTGGATGATACCCCTAAGTAGTGATGAACTTTTCAAAATGAATCACGACGACTTTATGGAACGAGGACAAAACCCACATCGAGGTTTCATACAACACGGCTCTACTCCTATTACACTCGACGTATCAAGCGCACCTGTCATGACGATGGCTGACATAAAGCCCGTTGATATACCCACAGTATCTCTCACGGACATACAGGTTCTCCCCTGTCTTGCACAGGCCGCTATGGGCGAGGGGAATCCACCGCATCGTGCGCGTGTGCATTTCGCATCATACCTTGCTGATAGACTACGCTTCTTCTTTCCACATCACACAGTGAACGACGAAGAGAAGAAGAAGCACATTCATCAGATTGCTGAAATTTGTGCAGCGCAGGGATGGGTGGACTATGATTTGAACAAGACATATCAACAGGTAGCGAGCATCGTCAAGAAGGGCTACAACCATGCTTCTTGCGCCACTCTCTATGCCGAGGGTTATTGCCTCGGTAAGTGCAAGTATTACGATGGGTCAGGTGATGTTAGATGACAATCCATTTCGGTAGACGTTGTGTTGATTGTAACAACAAACTTGGATTAAGGAAGTCAGCGAGGGTAGCAACAAACCGAGGATTCGGTGTCTGTTTTGTTTGTAAGAGCAAGGGACCGGATGATGCGCGTCGTTGTCAACACATCAGACACAACGGTGAAAGATGTAAGAAGTGGCGTTCAAGAGATTCAGATTATTGTCCACAACATGAGAGGTATCACGATGAGTAAACGACCTGATTTGATTATTGATAGCAACGAACGTGGTTCACTTTGTGAATCTATAGAACGCAAGGCTGCGAAGATGGGGATGCACGTTGTTCGCAAAACTCTCGTAGTAGGTGATTACTTACTTGGTGGTGCATTGGTCGAAGCCAAGAGTATCGCAGACCTATTCCAATCATCACATTCCGGTCATCTGTGGAGGCAACTCGACAACATGGATGCGAACTATGAACGGTTCTTCATTGTCGTTCACGGTTCCATTGACAAGTATGTAGCGATGGCGAAAAAGAATGGGAGAAAGGTAACCTATTCAAGAATTCAAAATGAACTCACAGGAACGATTGCACGTATCATGTGTGACTTTGATTGTCAAGTTTTCTTCACACCTAACACAAGCGAGGCTGCACAATTCATTGTCAAGTTACACGACAAGTTACACAAGCCCGCATCACGACACGGCGCACAGTCATTACGACGGGTTGCAAGCAACGACTTACGCCATGATGTTCTCCTAACGATACCCGGCATCGGTAACGATGTAGCGGAACGTTTGCTTGAAAAATGTGGCAGCATCGAAGAGATGTGCCACAAGGATTCACTCAAACAAATCAAGGGATTAGGTGAGGTATTGAGGCAGCGCATCATAGATGTGCTAACATCGGAGGACGAGGTGAAGATTGAGAGAAAAACGCGCCGGAATCTGTGAAGTATTTAAAGCAACATCAAAAAAATGATGTAGGCTTATAGTGCTGACTCACCATGCCTCATTTGGTGTTGAGTCATGTTGATATATCCCTGACCATTCGTGAGGACACAGCGGCGATGTGGATTGAATTTTATATTTAAACCAACAATAGAATTGAGAGTGGTGATTGAATGGTGAGTTACAAACAGAAGTTGATGAAATTAGCAGAAGAACTTGAGGTAGACGTTGAGTTATGCAAAACCAAGAAAATATCAGTCTTGACAAAAGACGGTTGGGAACGTGTATACGAAAGTGTCAGCATAGAGATTGAACCTATGGATGAAGATATGGGTTTTGAAGTAGACCTCGACTCTCCCTCGGCCCTTAGTTCATTGAACATAGAGGATTCATATTGTAAATCTTATACACATCTTTGGAAGGAAGCATACGAACGATTACTATGCACACCACCTGAAGAGTTTGATTGGGAGTTGATGGGATGAGTGATGTGAATTACAGCAAGTATGAATTGGTGCAGAAGTTTCCTATCGTGAAAGCATACCTTGAACACTTTGAGCGAACGTCAATGGACAATTCCATTCCGGGGTTGTTATCGTTCTTCTTCGTGCAAGGTCAGATTGCGGTGCAGTATATCCGATTACCGACAGGTGATTCGTATACTGACCCGCGCGTTCATGTGTTTTGGATTCAACCCTCAAGGTCAGGTAAATCCATCGCATGGAATTTCGTAGGTGATATTCTATCACAGGTAGACATACCACACACGATGTATACCACAGGAACTGATGCAGGTCTTGTGGGTTCATGGGACACTGTAGAGGAAGGCGAAGGCAAGGACAAGACCTACACGAAAGTGAAGAAACAGGGCTTGCTTGCAGGGCGCAAGGCTCTCAATTTCGATGAAGGAAGTATCATTCTTACACCCGGTAAGTTCAGCCAAGAAACTGTGTTGTATCTACAAAGCGCGTGTAATCCTGTAGGCACGGAGAACAACAAACTTGTGAAGCACATGAAGGACGGGACGATTGAAAATGAATCTCTTGTGTCTATGTGGATTACGACATACCCACCGAAGGGTGTAAAGGAATACGTTCTCACACGTGGTATCTTCCAACGTGTGCTTCTCTATTGGGGTGAATGGGATATGGAGCAAAGAAAGAAGGTGAGTCAAATGCGCCTTTCGACATTCTTCAGAAAGCCCGATGAGGCGAGCATGAGTAAACAAGACTTGTATGATTATTTCATTGACCTCAACAAACGCCTACGTGATAGAGTGCTTAACTTGACCGAAACCCCATACATCGAATGGGATGCGATGGACCGCGAAGACCAAGAAGCGTTGCTTCAATCATGTATGTGGGAAGCATTCACAGCCGATGAGAACTATGAGGCTGCGCTACACGCAGCCGCTGATGACATATACGATTTGGTTGAGAACATGGACCCATCGTTGTCCGAAGTAGTTGCTTCGTTCACACCCGGTATCGAGAACTATCTCGGTATCTTCTCCTTGCATATTGCCATGCTCGATAAGTCGTGGGTGGTCAAGGCCGAGTATGTGGATATGGCGCATGAGATTCTGTATGACCTGTTCCGCAATCTAATTACGTGGCTTGAGGATGAGGTTGATGTAGGTATGAAGGCATCCGAGAAAGCACACCACATGGAGAATTGGCAACAAGCCTACAAGAAGTGTGGTGAATACGAACTCGATGGTCGTGGTGATGGTTGGCGGCGAAAGACCGTTGTTGTCAAAACATACATGGGGGCGAAGGGTGTATCGAAAGCGACCGCTGACCGGCATTGGAAGCAGTTCGCAGCCGATATGTTTGCGAACACTCAAGAGGGAAGCACTCGCTACATCCGTATGAAGGGGGCATCAGCATGACTGACATAATGGCACTTGATATAGAAACCGGCAACTACTCTTACGAGATAGGAGGATGGGATAAGACCGCACTGTTTGAACCAACAGTGGTGGCTACGTGGGACGGGACCGATGGTAACGTCTACTGTAACAAAGCACTCGACATTGATGCGACGGTCAAGGAACTACACCCACGCACGTTAGGTGATGACTTGACGGCATTCATAGCGAAGGGTGGCCGCATCCTCGGACACAACATCAAGGGCTTCGACCTACCTGTGCTACGTGATGCGCTCGACTGTTGGACAGCGGGCGACCTACTCGGCAAGGCTGATTCAGTCCTCGATACAAAGAACCTATTCCAAAAGGCGGTAACGCTGATGGGCGGTGTCAAGTGCGACACTACCCTGAACACACTCGTCAAGTCTACACTTGGTGGGGAGAAACTAATGCAAAGCCACGACGCGCCACTCGCATGGCGCAACGGGCAATTTGATGACGTAGCAAAGTATTGCTTGTCTGATGCACAACTCACGTATGACCTATACAAGCATGGGCTTGATGAGGGATTCGTGAAAAGCCGGTGCTTGGAAACCGGCGCAATTATTGAGGTGGATGTAGAATGGTGAGAGATGAAAAAATCGAATGGGATGAATTAGAGGCGAAGGCTAAGGAATTGTATGATGCTGGTAAAAACCCGAACGAAAACGTGGAATTTTTACAAATGGAAGTGCGCTATTTTCGGAATGAACTACGACGCAATCAAGGGGCGAGAGGTAGTTTAGCGGTCTATGCTTATGAAGCGTGGCATCAAGCACAAATACTAATTCAAAAATTAAAGGGTGAGGAAGAATGAGTGAAGGAGAAGGAAAGAAGAGCGCACAAACGCACAACATTCGTGCGGCGCGGCAGATTGTAGATACGGTGAAGACAACCCTCGGTCCTATGGGCATGGACAAGATGCTCGTAGACGGAGGCGGGAACGTGATAGTCACTAACGATGGTGCAACCATCCTACGTGAGTTAGACGTTGCCCATCCCGGTGGCAAGATGATTGTTGAAGTGGCAAAGATGCAAGAGAGTCTATGCTATGACGGCACGACTTCAACTGTGGTGCTTGCAGGGCAACTGCTCGCCAACAGTGAGATGTTGTTTGAGAAGGGGCTACACCCCAACGTCATCTGTCGTGGGTATCACGAAGCGTCACAAATGGCGACTGAATACCTGAAGGAATTGACAACTGAAGCGGAACCGCTCGCAGTAGCACGAACGGCAATCACAGGCAAGACGCTTGAAACGTCGCTCGATAGAGTATCACAACTGTGTGTAGATGCAGTTACGGCGGCAGGTAACGCAGACAACGTGCGCGTCCTATCGCTACCGGGCGGGTCCATTGATGACTCATACCTGTTCAACGGTGTGGTTCTGAACAAGGATTTCGTGGGCGGGGCTGAAATTCAAGTTGGTGCAGATGACTGTTTACTTATCAATACGGGGTTGGAAATGGTGAAGAGTGACGACAACGTGCAGGTTCAGTTGGATGCCCAATCATACCAATCGTTCAAAGATTCAGGAAAGAATGACCTACTCACGCTCGCAAAAAAGATTGCTGATGTTTTGGTTGAAGGTGGGATTGTGTTTGTTCGTGATGGTGTAGCAGAAAGCGTTGTTGCGTTTTTGGAAAAGAAGAACATTCGTGTTGTTCACCGCCTTCCCGAAAGTAGTATGAAATCATTGTCGAATGCTCTTGGATTATCCATAGCACAAACACCTGAAGATGTAAGCCATTCCGTAAATCGTCCGTGGTCTTTGGAAAAATACAATGATGTAAACTACATCTTCATTAAGTCCGTAGAAGATGATGAGTCCACCCTCATCCTACGTGGCGCAACAACCACCACACTCGATGAAGTAGAGCGCGGCTTCGATGATGCACTTGGTGTCGTCAGCCTTGTCCTCAACAACGGCGGTGCGGTATATGGCGGTGGTTCGGCTTACGTGGCTATGGCGTCACACCTACGCACACGTGCGGCATCTATCGGTGGCCGCGCACAGATGGCGATTGAGGCATTCGCTGATGCGCTTGAGTCTATCTCGGCTACCATCGCGGAGAACGCAGGGCATGACCCGCTTGACACAGTGTTGGCTATGCGTCACGCTGTCCTCAACGGTAACACCTCTATGGGTCCTGATGTGAACGAGGGTGGTATCACAGACATGGCAGAACACGGTGTGGTCGAACCCACAGAACTTGTGCGTCAAGCCGTCCTAAGCGCAACCGAGGTGACCAATGCTATCCTACGTATTGACGACATTATCGGACGCAAGGGTGTGGAATGATGACAATAACTGACTTCATCATCCAAGCGTGTGCGGGTGTGTTCATCACCGTCACTGTTGTTTGGTTGGTTCACACAGCGTTTTCGTTTTTCACACTTGAGAAGGATGAATAACATGGGTCGGTTGCTTGAGCGGTTGAAGGTCAAGTGCCGTCGTTGCACACACAACCACATACCGCGTAGGCTGTCTGCTCGCTTCCTCGATGGAGAGCGTGAGCGGCTGCGCCTGTTGGTCTGTAAAGAGTGCGGCCACATTTGGCAAGACTCATCACTGAAGTCTGACAAAGGTGGGGTCTGACGCGTGGCTTACTGTGCAAACAAATCGTGCATATCCGCCGTCTGCATCTCCCGTATCACCAATTGCTGATGTTGTTGAGTTGGTCAGGGCGAACGTGCCTGTGTTTGTTCCATGTGTGTTCTTGATTTCGATGACGTAGCCCGCAGGGAAACAGCCGCTTGTAGTAACAGCGAATGTTCCGCCGGGATTCAAAACAAGAATGTTAGCATCAGCCGCTGTTAGGTCAATTGACGTAGCCGTGCTTGTGAGAACACGGTCAAAGACTGACCTTGTAAATCGTGCAGCGTGGGTTGCACTGTAGTAAAGAACGTCTTTGTCGTTGTCACCTGCTGTGGTGCTACCGATTTGGTCACCGAAGGATTGCCACAAACCGCCAAGAGTTGATGCACCGAAGTCAGCCGCTTGTGCTGCGCCTGTGTGTAAAGCATCAAGGTCAGTGTGGCTATCAACGGCTGCTGTCGCTCCGACCGCACCCGAAGTAACGGGTGTAAAGTAAATTGGTGACGGGCGAAGGAACACTCTCTTGTCATTACTTTCTGATACACTGATGTTGTAGTCACCACCCGAAGCATACACAACACGCAACACAGCCAAAACAACTGTTTGTTTCACAGTGAGAGCAGCATCAGGGAAATTAAGGAACGATACAGGACACGAAGGATAGGTGCTGCTTGCTGTGGTGACGGGTGTTCCCATCTCCCAAAACACGTTCTTTGATGCACCGCTCCCATCTGATGATACATACATTACAATGAGTGCTTCCTGTCCACTCGACAAAGTAGCGGGGCTTCCCTTCTTACCTGCGCTGTTCGTGAGGGCTATGTCTACGTAACTACCCGGACCATTGGCGAAGGTGTAGATAACACCGTCTATCACACAGTGACCGCCGGTAACTCTCACAGTGTATGCATTTGTTTGTTGCTCAATCACACCCGGTAAATCTTCAGGGACGCTTCTGTTACTGTCACCCGATGCTGTGTCTTGTAGCAACAGAATACCGTTGCCATGAACACCCTCGTAGAGATTGGTGAGCGACGGCGATAGGATATGCGACCCGTCGATTAGTTTGTCTGCTGCTGATGCCGAGCCTGATAGACTCACGTTCGCGTTCGTATGTCCTGATAGGGGATTACCTGCCATTATGCCACCTCGATTACAATTTGTATGACCAATTCATTCGTTGTTGTTTTTGTGATAGGGCGTGTTGTGAACCGACCGATGGGGGTAAAACTACTCGCCCCACGAAATTGGACATACACCTCCTTGATAGTTTCATCGAATGAATCAGCGAAGGGGAGAATGGCTTCAATCAAGATAGTGTCGTCATCCACGATTGTGACCGTTGGTGTGAGTGTGATAGCAGGTCTACCTGCTGCGCCATCAGATGGTGTTGCTGATGTTCCGTCGAAGCCTAACGTCACTTCGTTGATGTTGTCTGCAATTGTCTTCGTAAGTAGTCTACGTAGATGATTCGATACCGGCATTCATTCACTTCCTAATGTTGTTTACACCACGCTTTGCTGCGCCCAATTGTAGACCGTTCTTTCCAATCTTGCCTCTTGTTTTGGTTCCCTTTGTTCCACCCAAGAGTATCTTAGTTGTTCCAACGCCGCGCTCCTTGATATTTAACGCTACATTAATTTTGATGTTTCCGAAGAAACCGAGATTGATTGTTTGCTTCTGTTGTGTCGTGTCGGGATTGCTGCCCTGCTTCTCGATTACAGACCCTTCCCTGATACCCGTTAGAACACCCTCTAATCCTGTATCAACGTTCATCAAGACCAAATCTGATATGCCTTCGGGCAACTTGTGTCTTGATTCGACAACGGCTGTCTGCACACCGTTGAATACCACCGTGTCACCGGGCCTCAAGTCTGTGTTCCTCATGTGACCCGTTGAAGTGATGCTTCCCTTAGCAGCCGCGTTTGCTTGAAGGATTTGACGCGCTACTCTCTTCGCGCCCTGCTTCGTTCTCACGCTCATATCAGTGATAACTGTCGGTTCTCCGACAATCACCCCTTCATCACCCGACTGTTGTTCAGCATTGTCTACGATGACCTGTGCATGGTCGTTCAAAGCACGTTGTCCACCTTGAATCAGAATTCGATTAGGTGTGTCTTCGATGGGGTCCTCTTTTTCATTACCCAATCGCAACGATGAGTCAATCACACGTTCCGATTCTGTGAATCTCAACGGAACATACAACAAGTTGCCAAACTTGTCAAACAAAATCATTCTTTTGTCGTGTCTTGAAATGAATTTCAGTGCTGATTTCAAATTTACTTCATTGAAATTTTGAGCCAAATATCGGGTTGAATGATTACGTGTGTTACCTGTGTTGCCTGATGACAAAGGCAAACCAATGTTCACTCTTACGCCCGTTCCCGTCAGGCTCTTCCCCATTTTGATAGCAAGGTCTGTAGTTCTTAAACCTACATCAATAGGATTAGCAAAATGCACCTTATCACCCGAAAAACCCACATTTGCAATTCGCTGATTCTTCATATTTTGGAGAAACAACGTCCTTCCTGTCGTGCTGCTGGCGTTGCTGGATGGTGCTAACCGTTCTGAAATCGCATCTGCGTTGAACAACAGGTCAGGTTGGTTTGAAGATGAAATTTTGTCATCGCTATAGAACGGGTTACCGGTATATCTGTGACCCGGCGTTAAATTATGGGTGACCTGTAAAGACGACTCTCCTTCTACGATTTTGTATCGCCTTTCGGGTGTTACTTTGAAGGTGGTTGTGTTGCTTTTTTCGATGGTCACTTTGTTCTTTCCATCCATAGCCACTTCCACGCGAGCATGATGGATAGCGTTGTCCACGAACACAGGCTTACGCACGTGACTCATGACTTCATCCACACTTGTGCTGAAGCGACCTACGGCTGTGTCGGTTATCAGTGTCACGAAGCATCACCACTGTGGTCTGATGTGTTGAAGGACACATCTCCTTTGTGACCCTTTGGATGCAGGGATTGACTGAATCTTGGTTGCACGTTGTAGTCTGTGCGCGTTTCCACACCATCATCATCGGTTACAGTTCTGCGTCGCGCGGCATCTGAACGGTGGTGTTGAAGTGTATTCTCACTGATGACCAAACGACTGACTGTGGTTCCGATTGTTGTCTTGTCGAAGTCGGCCATACCTGCTCCAAGTAGTTTCGGACCCACACCCACAGGCACACTATCGCTCACACCGGGAACGATTCTGTATACAGGTGCGTAAGGTGGATTGGTGTCGGGATTAGCCACGCGCATATACACTGCTGATGCACGTGAGTTCGGCATCTCGTATGCGAACACACCATACTTACCACCTGCCGTCGCACTGTAAGCGGTCGAACCGTATTGTGGTGAACTACTGTGAAGTGAATTGTTTGGTCGGAAGATTTCAACGTGTTGCTTATCGAGCATACGCACGGGCCGCACAAGGAATTTCATGCTCTTGTCTGCGAAGTTCGTTTGTCCCAAAACAGCAGGGAACGTTGCTGTTTCATACGGATTGCTTGTCTTGAACCCGGCTGTTCCGCTGATACCATACTTCGTAGCAAGGTAGGCTTCCACTTGTTTGATTTCTTCTGTGCTTAGAGCGCGGTTGTATTGAATGATTTCTGCTATTTCGCCATTCAACATATATGATGATGTTTCAACCGCACCAACATTGTAACCACCTGTATCTGCTTTGTGATAAGCAATAGTAGCAGTTCCAATCTGTGTTCCATCAACACGTAATAATTGTGTTGCTGAAGCACCGGCACCATCACCGCCGCTAATTTGAATTGTAATTAACGATGCTGCACCGCTTGGATTTGCTGAATTTGAACCTGCGCTTAGAGAATTCCATGCACTATCTACACCCGCCCAAAATTCCCAATTGTTGTTACCGCCGGTATTTCTCATATCGGCATAGATGTTGAAACCGCGTCTTATCGCACCACTACCGTATGTGTATCGGCTTTCTATGATGGCCTCATAAGCATCAGTATCAGTATTCACAGCACCAACAACAAATGTAGTAAATTGATTTGTATTTAAACCAGCATCAAAGGCGAGTTCTAATTTGTCGCCTCCATCACCTCTCACTACAGGCATATTGTTGAAACCGGCCTCGCTTGCTACATACGCGGGTTGTTTACTTGTGGTTCCTTGAGTGAAATTTCTTGAGTTGCCCGATAAATCATTCCATTGTGTTACAGCCGCACCGTCAGCAAGTGTCAGATTATCAGCCTTCAACCAAAGACACATACCTGATGTTGGGATTGCTGTCCAACCTGTATCATCTACATACTTCAGATAGTTTCGTGCTTCCAACACATACGTGCCGCCCAAGACGGTGAACGGATTGGTGTGGCTGAAGCGCATAACGCCACCCTGTGGCTGACCTGCAAAGGTGAGTGCTGTCAGGTCATAGTGCGCGAGTGTCTGCGAGCCTGATACCATACCACCCTCCAATACGATGCGTTGTCCCACGTTACGGTCTGTGTGTAGGCTGTGTGCTTCGGTATTGATAGCAACAAGACTCGCTTCGGTGGCTTGGTCGTTCTCGGCGTCTATACCGATACGTGGCGATGAACGGCTGATTGGGTCCTTGTGTGGTGATGTGCCTGAAATGGTTTCTATTCGGTCGCTGACAACTGCTTCGGGCTTCAACAAACCATCTTCTGCAATATCCAACTTGTTGCTGATACCACGCTTAATCTCATCTGCTTGGAGAACATCGTTTCGTGGTCTGATGAGTCCGTCTGATACAGGTGGTTCCGCTGTGTTGCTTGACAGCACAAGACCTGTCACGTGTGTAGGTTCATCGAGCGCTGTAAGCACATCTTCATTGAACTGTGTTGGGTATCTCACACCACGACCGTTACCCATGTCACCGATACGCATCGAGTGTGTCGGAGCAAATACATCAACCAACTTATCGGTGTTGTTGTTATTATCATCGTTCATCGTGCCGCCGAAACGAGGTAGTGTGTAGTTACTTGTAACGCTGACTGTAGTGCCATTCCAAGCCACCACATTCTTTGTGTTGAAAATTGGTTTCTCGTCGTTCAAGATTCTCTCAAATGGTGTTCGACCATTGGTTCGGTCGTATTCGTAGGCATTTCCACAGTCCCACGCGGGCCTGATACCAAACCCACGAACAGGGTATCGTCTAACATCTTCACCACGTGTGTTACCCCACCAATCTACAATGTAGTAACCTGCGATTTGGTCTATGGTTGAGAGATTCTTCCCTTCGCCGTCACCCCACCAATCACGTGGCACGTTATTCGTATTACGTAGTGTGCGAATCGGGCAACCGAAAGGCCGTGTCATGCGTCGGCCCTCACTGTATCTTACCTGCCATTCTGATTTATCACCCGCAAGCATACCACTGAAGTTGGTCTTTCTTTCCATGATTCCAACGTAGGTGCTTGGATATGTAGCGTTTGAAAGTCCTGACCCACCTGTGTATGTCCAAGTTTGTGTTTCTTCTTGAACAAGTGGCCCATGTTTGTAACCTCGTAGGAATGTCGTGCCACTGCTACCGCCTTCATTTGCTTCGATATAGCCTCGTCCTCCATGTAACGACCATTGAGGGCGATTGAATGGTTGGCGTAGACCGTAACGATAACCGAAAGGTCGTGGTCTTGTGCTACTTACAGCATAATTTCCCTTTGTTATTCCACTTGAAACAGCGTATGAATTATCATCGTCTTGGTCAGACCAAACAGGTGTATCATAATCGTATTGTCGTGGGTATGTCCACGCTGTTGAAACGTATGCGTAACCATCTAATCGGCTAACAAGAGGGCCACCGCGACTACCCGAAGGCCAAAACTTGTTGAGCATGGTTTTTGATTGTGCATCGCTACCATCGAACTGTCCACCCTGATGTGTCAAACCCGTGATACCATCAATGACGTTTGCCTCTCCAACACTTCCATCACCCTGAATATAGATTGCATCACCAACCTTGATTGTTGGGATGTTTTGCTGTGCAATTTGTATCTGACCTGTTGTAGAGGCGTATACAGTTCCTATAGCCTTGCCATTAATCGTTACGAAAGTTCCAACCGCTATGGCACTACTCAACGTATTATGGGTAATAGTGTGTATATGCCCTGCTGTTGTAACACCTGAAACCAAAGCATCACCCTCTACGTGATATGAAGGCACGGGTGTTTGGATATGGAATCCGAATGGTCCCATGCTCGCGTAGTATGTTGCATCGTGATAATGAATTGTTTCAAAGTGTTCGGGCATCATGTTGTATGGTTTAGCATCAACCGCTCGGTCACTTGTGGGCGTTCCCCAAGTTCTGCTGCTATCGCTGTAGAATGTGTGTGAACGACCGAGGTTAGGATGCCAAAGTGATAGGAAGGCATCAGCCATGTGGAGAGAGTTTGTATCTCGACTACCCTGTAGTGTCTGTGGTAAAGTGCGCGTTATAATGCTTGTATCAGCGTCGGTGAAAATCGAACCTGCGGGTTTGAAATCATATGCACGTGACAATCGAATGGTCATACCGGCTTCTAAGTTCGCGTAGAAGGGGTCGTCCTTATCCATCGCTGTGACCAATTCAATAGAGAATGCACTTGGTGTGTTCTTTACGCCATCTTGCACACCCGAACGGAAGGTATACGTTTTTGTTCGTCTTACACCATTGTTGTCAGTATATTCTAACACCTGCCCGAAATACGGCTCTTCCATAAAGGCGCGAGCATCATCAACACGAATACCTGTGTAGTTTGAATCAATAGCCCACGAAGCCTTTCCGTTGGTGTCTACTTCTTTGACAATTGCACTTGGATTCAGACTTGTATTCTCTAAGATGGGTGAGTAAATATCAGGATAGATGCTTGGATAGCCCGCAAGTGTCAATTGTGATGATATAGAACCAAAGTTGGCACGACAGAATTCATAGTAATCATCAAAGCGATACACCGAAAGATGCCTAAATCCAACAGCATTAGCGTGTGTAGGGTCGCTGTGGATTATCGTCCACCACGGGATGTTTGTTGTGAAACCGGGTGTAGCATTAGCAAACATACCGGGATGATACGGGAAAGAATTGGCACGTGTAAACGCAGGTGATTCTGTGCCTTGCACACCCAATGCGTTGTAGGTGAGAAGAGGTGGTATGTTGGTGAACTGTGAACCGTGGTCGGGGTCAAGGTCAATCATCAATTCGTTGATGAATATCTCACAGCCGCGCACATCAGCCATCGTTGCTTCGGCCAAAACAAGTGCTACCGCACCACGATGCTCATCTGCTTGCTTCAATCCTATGACTAAAGCAACCTGTTGATTGGTGAGTTCTTCGACGGACCCATCAGGTAGAGCAGTAGCGCCACCATTTGCATGGAATCCTGTCAGTTGTGAACTGTGTAGATTGGGTTGGATGACAATTTGATACGCACCTACTTCAGATGGGTCAGGGAAGTGTTGGTCAAGTGTGTAATTTGCTGCCGCTTCCAAAACAACGGTGTGTCCACCCTTGCTGTTGATGACACCCGCTTCGCCCTTCGATGCTAAAATTCCATAGCCATCGTGTCGGACCTTTGATTCAAACATCAGCGTGAATGCCCCACCATGTATGTCGCTCGGACCTGATGGTGTGGCTGTAAGTGAACTGAATTGCATGGGTGGGTCATGTGAAGCGAATTGGTCGGTGACGCTCGACGCTACGGCTGCCTTGAGTGTCGTCTTACCCTGTGCATCCATCAACTGTCTTTCCAACACAGGTGATGTAGACGAGCGACAAGCGCGATGTAGGTCATACACGGCCTGATACGCAGGGTGCGCCCAATGACCCGGTAGCATAGCCATCGTTGGTGTGATGTAGTGATGACCCATACGCGGAATTGGCATCGGTGTGAGTTTGGGTTTCTTGTAAATCTCATACGCGGGTGTTTGGAAGGTTAGAGTTCTGCTGCTTTTCGCCCCACCCGTTGTAACCACCGATAATTCAAATTCTGTGTTGTTTGTAATAGAGGCTACATATGCACCTGCGGGTATTCCACTTCCGCCACCACCATCTGATACAAGCATACCTACTCTAATTGCTGTTGAGGATGCGTGTGTGATTGTTGGGTCATTATTGTATGAAGCACTTCCAACAGTGAAATCAGCCACGCCGTCGAAGTATTGCGTGTGTGCCATATCAGGACTTGACCCACTCACTTCGCTATGGTCACGTAGTCTACGTGCTACATAGAATCTACTGCTACCTGCGGGGATGTAGTAGGATGGAACAACCTTGAGTGCTGTAATCGTCCCTGCGACAAGAGTATCGAATTCAGGGTCACCGACACAGCCTCTAAATTCTGAACCACTGATGCTTGTATACGACGCTACACCACCGCGCCCTGTAGTAGCGTCATACAGACGGAGGAATCTACGACCATCCTTGACTTCCGACTCTCCAAATCCTGTTCCGAATAGTGTCGCGTTAATTGCTGTATTTACAGTTAGAGTTGTTCCACTATATGAAGCAGCAGTGAGATTGTTGTTCACTACACCTGCCGCGTGTGTATAGGTGGTTGGATGACGGTGTGTATGTGTGCTACCGGACTTGGTAACGTGGAAGAATAGTGTGCGGTCGTGTAATTCGTATGAAGTCTGTAGGGGTTTGTTGTTTGTTGCTGTTTCCCAACCACTGTGCTTTACATCAGGGAAAGCGACCCCTGAAGCCTCTTGACTGATGTGTTCCCAATTGAGATTGTCATATGATGGCCCAAGACGAGGACTCAATACGCTGTTGTTAAACAAATGCTTGACACTCGCATCCATACCGGGATGAAGCATACCACCGCCACCGATTGTTTCTGTCTGATAGGCTTGGATGGGGTCAAATCCTGAACGAACAATGATGTTCCCCGGTATGCTGTCTGGATTTGGCAACTGAACTTTGAGGTTTGGTGAGATTCCACTGTTTGCGACAGCAGGGGCCAAACCTTCCGTTCCTCGGTCACTTATTGTTCTAAAGCCCCGAATAATGGTTCCAAATGGAGAGCCACCTTCCACAATATGGAATTGACCTGTATCATCTTGAACCTCTATCTCTTCAAACTGAATGTCTTCGTTTGGAATCATCATCACATTTCGTAGTTCATCAGGGTGACGAGCAGCGAGTTGTGGATGGGACAATTCTTGTGCTTGAATCACAGGGAACATCGCACTGTTGGTTGTTTCAAAGGAGAAGCGACAGTTACCGAGTAACTCTTCACCCATGACATACGGTGTGTTACTCAACACTCTCGTTGTCCACGGCACAGCACCAAGACCACGTGCGTTGGATGCAGGTAGAGTGAGGTTTCCACCATCCATGCGCTTCCAAACTACGTGTTCGACGCTGAAATTCTTGGCAGGGTTATTCTTGTAGGTATCATAGCCGTTCACATCACCAATCCAATATGCGTTATTGTCATCAGATGCACCGTATCTATCCCCAAGACCTGCACCGCTTGTGCGCTGTTCCCAACCGAGAGCAAGGTTTCGTTCTACGCTTCCTGTTCTTCCACTGAAAGTTTCCAAATGCCCTGAACCGGGACTCTTATCGTAATCAAAGAACAAGTCACCTATGTGGTTCAAACATGGCTCGGCGTTGAACAACGCAGTATCGGCTGTCACTGCTGAATGAAGACCATACGTTGCATTGAATGGACTTGCATCGGCATCGTTCATATCAGCGATAGTTGGTAGTGCTGTTCCTGTTGCAATCAAAGCCTCAACATTCGGCCCTGCTGTAGCGGGTGCGGTGTATCGGCTTGGGTCGTGGATTCGCTCGTCCCATTGTGTTGTTCCCGCGAACGTGATAGCCGTAGCCGCAGCCACACCTGCCGTTGTTTTGCTGACTACAGCAAGCCAATCGCCTGTAGATGTGATACCATCGCGGTCACGCTTGGCAATCAATGGTAACTCGCTTTCATACGATACCACCAACATAGCACGGCTATACAATCCCTGTGGATGATACATCTTTGACGGCAAATCAAAGTTGGTAATGTCGTAGTGTTCAGGTGTGTATGTATTGTGTTGGTTGCCAATTGCGTAGTTATTGTAGTGGTAATCATTATGTTGTGTTTGACAATAAATACCTTCGGCGGCACTTGAAAAATAATTTGCTAATGGACGGAATACATTCCAATGATATGGTGCGTGTAGTAAGGCAGAACCAAAACCTGTCAAATAACTCGATTCATGACCATCAGAAATCGGTGATGCTTCAGGACTGTTCAACATTGGATATGCAGACGGGAGATGACTCAAGACATTCAGGCATGAAGACGCCGCACCGTAAGGAGAGAAGCCGAGTTTCGGATGCCATGCACCTTTACCCGCTGCATACACACGATTACCTTTGAAGACTACATCATGGTCTGCTACTGCAACTAAAGTCCCACCACCAATTGTAATAGAAGTTGAACCTACAGCAGTAATTGTTCCAATTTTTGACCCATCTGCTTTGTAGATTACTTCACCAACAGAAAATGAT